GCAAGTTTGATACCAAACTATTTAACCAAATGGTTGAATACCAATTTTTGCACAATACACTATAATGTGCAATATGGCTGTAAGTGGCTGATAGTGGGAGGGATACCATCCTAATATTTGGACTAATCGTTACAAGTCTTTGACGCGTATAGGGGTACGTGAGTCAGGGGTACGAAAAACGATTAGGGAATAGAGCAGCAGGAGGAGCAAGTCCTTTAGAATCAGCAATAGGGAGTCTCTAAGAAGTATCGCGACAAGGCCGGGTCGGGGGATTCCCCCACACCCACTCGCTCAGCCTGAGCTGTCGCGGCCAGCGTGGTGGTACAGGAGGGACACGTACGTATACGGAACTAATAGGGATAGGGTCCCATATATGATAGCAAGGGACCCTAAAGGGACCGTAAAGGGACCGTATATGATAGGCATATATAGGGATATGTACACCATAGGTACCATATATAGTGGCCTTATAGGGGGTCAGTACCGAAGGGGTACTTATGGGAGAAGTTTTCCTAGTTTCTTGAGGGATAGGATGGTACTTGGTAGGGGAGATGAGGGGTAGGTGATTCCAGATAGGGTGGTGGGGGTGTCTTGGAAGGGGGTATGCTGAAGCCATGAGGCCCATGGTGCTCTTGAGGGCAGGTTATCTGGGGTAAGGTGCTCTTGAGGGCTCTTGAGGGCTGTATGGGCCGGAGGTTCCCAGAGACTACTACAGGAAGCACTCGGCGATAAACCGTTCTCTCGTTCTGCTCGGATCGGCCTTCCTTCGGAAGCCCTCACACTCGCCAACTCGCTCACGCTTTTTCACCTCGTCTATGCAGCGAGGAGAATAGCATGGGCTGTGCGCTCGACCCGATCAGGGATCGGCTCTCGCTGCTCCAGAAAGGTGTCCGGTCTCTTATGGGTATGGGTATGGGTGGAGAATGGAGAAGCCCCTAGCCAAGTCAGTCGAGAACGCTTCCTCGTGGTTTCCTTACCCTAACCTGTTCCAATTTCGCTCTCGCCTTTTAGCCTGTGTCCCTTTAGTTCCGTGAACCATACTTTATCACGGTGGCATATTGGAATGTGACAGGGTGACCGAGTTCGGGGGATTTCAGGTGTTGGGTTCGGACCTTCGACGCACACGCGCTCGGGTTCCTTGGGTCTAGGGGCTATGCCGGTTACAACACGAGATAGGCACTATGCCGTCTCGCTTCTGGCCGGTTCTCGTGGGTATGGTCCTTTACGATCAAAGGCTGTCCGTCTGACGTGAACTCGGTGGATGACTGCCGGGGTCAGCCGGGTCTCACTCTGCCGAGAGCGACATGTCAGATAACTTTTCCTACGTACAAGGGGTGCTGCGCCGGAGTAGGATACTCTATGCCTATCCGAATGTTCTTATATACTTTTTATTTTATCTATAGGTTTCATCTATCGTAAGGCCGTCGCCATCGTGTTAGGTCATATTGTCACCTCCAGTGTCAGTGCTGGGAATGACTCCAGCTTGCTTATGGTACTGCTGAATCGCCCGAACGTCAAGCGTATTCAAGAGTTCCATGATCTCCACCTTGCCGACACCGTGGGTGTGCAGTCTGGACTCGATGTCGTTCCGCATACTGTCCTGCTTCTGGCTCAAGTATTGCATCTTGTCCTTCGGTGCCAGAAGCGCTAGTCCGTTGAGCACGTCGATGCGCGCTTGGATGTAGTTCTGCTGTCGGCCTTCGGACACGATCTCGAAGATGAAGGGCTTGTCTTTGAGATTGGCCGGAGACTTCATCGGAACTGCCGTCTTTAGGTTTAGGTTTGTGCCCCAAGACGGAGGCTGGATCGGATCAGGATAAGATTTCTGGGTAACCTGCGGAGCCGGTACCTTGTAGGTGTAGTATTTGTATGCGCCGGTCGAAGGGTCTTCAACGTAGTCTGTCTTCTCGACGTACTTCGGTGCCGGTGGATCAAGCGGAGCCGGTAGGTTGACGTAGACGCTCTGCACAGGGAGAACCATACCACTACCATTTATGATCTTGGTGTTACTATACGGGCTGGGACTGCTATTGAATTTGATGTTGTAACCTACCGCCGCGTCGAAGCCTTTGGACTCGAAGGACTTGAAGTTCTTCGAGTTCTTTACCTCGTAGATATCTGGATCAGGCTCCGACTGCAACGCCGCGCCCAGCGTCGCCATGGCGGAGGGTAATGGAGTGGCTTGGAAGTGAAACGCATCGGTGAAAGGTCTACCGTCACAGTTCACCCACGGACCTGTCTCGGGTACCGAAGTCTTGAGGTAGCTTTCCCAGGCATCGGTCCAAGAGCTTCCGTGCCAAATCTGCCGAGAGCCGTCTACAGGATCATGCCATCCAAACTGAACACGGTGGTTTGGATCTATGGTCTGCAAAGGTAGCTGATGCGCAAAGCCGCGCCCGTCGCCAAAGACCATCTTCATCAGCTTCAAAATCTCAAAGCCGATTTGCTCGTCGTTAGCTTCAGATGCGGCTTTCAGTTCGGCCTTCTGTGGATACGCCATTTCTATGTTCACTCCGGTTTGAGTTGCCATTGGTTAGCAGATCGGGCCAGAGAATACTACGTCAGTCTTCCCTTTGTTGCTGCCCTCTATTTCGGCGTAGGATGCATGTCGCACGATGTAACTATGCTCTCGTTTCACGAATCTGTCAATCCATTCGTAGTCCGGCTCATCGCGGAGCACAGAAATCTTTTCCGCAGCCTCCACCGTGTCGAGCAAGTCCTCGATCTCTTTCGAGACCTGTTCGTAGGGAAGTTTTCCCTGCTTGATCTCTAGGACGTGCGCCGCGTTGTGCAGCGGGAACGTGACCTTGCCGGTGGACATGAGTTCGAGGGCTTCGTGACCGACGCGGACGGCGTGGGACAGAGCCTTCCAGTCTACACCTTCATTCGACTCAGCCTGGAGAGCACGCGCTCCGTAGTTCTCGAATATCTTGGTGAAGATTTCAGCAGCCAACTTGACCGAAGCTTTGAACGGGACTTTCCGATTGCAGCACTCGAAGTACACCTCGCTCGGTCGCACGCCTTTCGGATCGTCGTAATGAGTGATCGCCATGTGATCTGGATGGATTCTGACTAAGCCTGGGATATAATCTGACATACCTTCAACTTTGAAGGTTGCCCCACACGTCTCATAGGCCTGCTTGAAGAACGATGCCGCCGCACGAGCCGCCGCAACTCGGCTCCCTTTAATCCCATACTTGTTCGCCTGCTGACGGCAGTAGCCCAGGAACACGCTAGCCTTCTTCGTGATAAGTTTGTCACGATTCCGCTGGATCATCTTCCAGGTAGGCGAGGTGATCTCGGGTTCCGGTGCGAAGAGCATGTCGATAGCCACAGTCTGACCGGAAGCAAGCAGCTCGAAAAAGTAGTCTAGGCTATAGGCTTCGTTGTCGATGTCGGTAGGCAGGTTCTTCTCACCCTCGGCCTTATCGCGACGTCCCTCACGCATGGTCTTCTTCACCCGGCCAAGCAGGATGTCGGAGGCAGATGGCAGGTACACAGACTTGTAATCGGTATCGGACCAGGGTGTGCTCGTGCCGTAAAGGTGACTGCCAAATTTGATCTTGACTACTACGCTCTCGCTCATGCTTATCTTGCCTCTCCTGCTATTGGCACGCCTTTGTATCTGCACTTCGACGCGTTGTCGACGTGCTCCCATTGACCTATGTCTATATTCCAGACAACAGGTTTCAAACATTTTGCACACTTCACTGTACAAGTCCTAGCGCCACCGCCTGAGTTCATCAGTCCTCCATCGCAATCATCACAAAGATAACCGGCCAGAACAGAATAGCCGTGACCATAGCCATGAATACCAAAATAGGCTTATTGCTTTCAAACTCGCCTTGCTGTATGGCCTCGGTCATTATAATACCGATCCAAATAGCCCCGATCAGGAGATACACTAGGAATGCGAAAATCATCATTAGTCCTCGTCTCTAAACTTTCTACCCGTTGGGACTGTTACTACTTCCAATTCTACAGGAGCCTGATCCTCTTTGTCAAGCAAATGATCCATCGCTCCGTCCTTTATTGCTTTGATCTGCTCGGGAGTTAGCGACGCCAAAGGAGTGATCTTCTTTGGTGAGTACGTGAGCATGGATGGTACGGATTTCTTATAAGCCTGAGCTTCTAGTCCGGCCTGAATGACGCTGTCTGGAATACCCCCGATACTGGATAGTCCTGATTGTCCATACCCAAGACCAAAGAGCGCATTAGCATTGGCCTGCTGGTTTGCATAGCTACCCCCCATCTTCTGCTCGTAGTAGCTGGCCGCCGAAGCTATCTGCTGAGAAGGGTCTGAAAATTTCGGGGTGGAAAGAACACCCTTATAAGTTTTGGCCGGAACCACGAGCGTGTCGTCGGGCGGGAGCTTCGGGACTTCTGACTGCTTTTTGTACGGCATGACTGCGGAGACGTACGCCATGTCCTTGAGTGTCCTACCAGGTGGAAGATATGCCAAGTGTTTTGATACCAAATCCTCTACTGTAGTGGCTTCTGGGAATACGTAGCATAGGTCTTCCTGAATGAGACACGGCCCTCCTCCCCATAGACTCCATCGGTACTCGAAGGTGATCGGCGGTGTAGTAGGATCGGTATTTAAGTTCTTAGGCTCTTGTTTAGTCTTCATCTCGGAATAGTCTAAAACGTAGTTTGGATTTATTGGACTGCTCGGCCACGGCTTCCATAAAGGGTCTGAATTTATATCCAACGGGACGTACAAGCCCATGGATGGGCAAGTCGTAGATGCTAGTTTGGAGACTGAGGTAGGTTCTAGCTTCTCCAACGAACTTGGCCCTAGCGTTTGCTTCACTGACTCGGGCTCTTTTGGCTCGTTCGGCAACGGTGAGAAACCCTGGTTCAAGAGGCTCATAAGAGAGGATATCATTCATCTCCATCATCGCGGAATTTACGCGTAGCTTTTGGCTCCAACGAACCCGCCTCCGAATACGATACGTTTGCAAAGGCCGACAGCACCTTCAACGCGTTATTTGCTTTTCCGTTGTGCTGGTGAGCCATGCAGAAGGCTACTATAGCGTCGTCGGGGTCTTCGACGTGATTGACTTGCGTCGTGAGAAGAACCTGAGTTTGCTTGCAGCGGTCGCAGTATAGTCGGTAGTCGAACGAAGAGCCATAGTGCATGGAACGATTCTGAAGTTGAACGTTATCGTTCGTCGCCATCGATACACGATCCATCAGACCGGGATGGCACTCATGCACGAGCTTGGGCGGCGTAGATACCCCTAGCTTTGTCGTGATGCCGTCGAGGATGTAGTCTACTGCGGTTCCTTCAGGTGGCATTGCTCTTTCCCAATCTCCGATATGTTCTTTTGGTGGAGCTTCCTTTTTCGGAAGAATGAACATTTGTGGCTTGCTGGATTTGTACGACCCCGGTTGTATCCATTGTGGTGACTTAGGCTTGAACACCGGAGTTACAAGATGCTGGTTAGCGGCCTGTTTAGCTTTGAACTCTTCGAGAGAAATAGGCGTGGCTTTTAGGTGATCTAAGTCGGTACCTGTGACCTTCTTCAAAGCCGCTACCGATTCTCCTATACCTTTATAAGCCACGCCTGATCCTTATCCGTGTTGGCCGAAACGATTCGGCTTTCCCTTGAGAGACATCCGCTGCGCCACCTCTTCGATGGATACCGGATACCAGTTGTTTGCATCGACTCCTACGTCGAACGACAGGAGGTCGTCCTGCTCAGGTAGAGCGCCGTGACTGTGGCCATATAACTGCCACGATCCGCTATGAGACTTATCCCACACACGCCCGGCAAAGTGATCGAGCACGATCATCTGCTTCTTGGACTTCGTAGGATCGAGCTGAACCTTTAGCTTCGCACGATCCTTCAACCACACAAACTGATGCTTGAGAGTCACCGAACGCCCAGCCTCTTCAAACAACTCTTCATGGTTGCCGAAGATGTAGTAGTGGTTCCCGTTTAGACGTTGCATGACTTCAATTGCATTGTCGACGCCAAAAGTTCTCCAAAAAGCGTCTCCCAAATGGTACACGAGGTCACCGGACTTGACGACATAATTGTGCCGGTCGATCATTCCCTCAGTCATCTCTTCGAGAGTCCCCCAGGGACGAGGCTTTGAGGTTGGTAGACCGGTCTTGTGATCTAGAAAGCCGAGCATTACGTTTCGATGTCCGAAATGTTCGTCGCTGGTGAAATGAATGTTCGGTGTCATAGTTTCTCGATTCTTGTTACGTATTTGTTTCAATTTGGTGGAGCGGCGAAACCCGCCTGAACCCGCCCCTTGGGTGCCCCGAACTAACTGGCCAGCCGTTCCCATTGCTGCAAATGCCCGACTACCGCCGCACACCTTCTCAGCGCCCTTACTGGGTCTCAGCTTAGGGATGGAGTGCGCCATTACTTCCGAGCACGATGGCACCGGAGATTGCTCTTTTTAGGAGGCGGGTCTAGACTTCAATGTGTGTCCCTGTGAGGCAGGGACTACCTTAGCAGCTTAGGCTGCAACCAGATCGGCTACTCGCACCTTGGTGTCGATGTCGTGCCCAGCCGAAGCCGAGGGGAACATCACCATGTTGCGGATCGAAGCCATTTCGTCATTGTTCGTGACATTTCTTTTTGCGAGTTTCTTTTTACGGGCGAAGCTAACAAATTCCCGACACGCAAGTTGTACCCACTATCAGCCGCCGTCGAAACTGAGTCACCCCCATAATCGAATCAAGATCAATTTATGGTGGAGGTGGCGAGTTCTGCCCTCGCGTCCGCCGACAATAACAAGCAACCTTCTACGTGTGTTACCGGACGAGTGTTTTGTCCGAGATGTCTTCTGTATACCTTACTTCAAGTCTGGTTGGTGTGTCAAGGTCTTTCTTGCGCTTTTTTAAATACAGTGCAAGACCAAAGAGCAGGATCAATCCTATTCCCATTACTTCTTTCTCCCTGGCGGTCTTCCCGCCCCGTAGTCCGTGGTTGCCAGATGCGTATCGGTACGCTCTTTTGAGAATGCTGCTAGCTCTTCCATATCGGTCGGTGAAAGCATAGGCACGAGCGGGTAGAAGGACATGCAGTTTGAAGGGTTGGCCCATCGAATATAACCAACATGGGTACCCACATCTCTGCGCTTGCGGGATATAACCCTAAATTTGTGGGTCTTCCCGCCTTTGATTGCCGGTCCTAAGTCTTGGTAGTTGAATAGTGTTCCCTGCCAAAACGTCCTGTCTACTTTCTCGAATGCCATTGATTTCTCAATCATACCTAAGTTACTTTCCTTTGTCAAGCTAATTCAGGCTGGGCTGATACGGCCACGCCCTTTTACCTGTCGTGTAATCGTCGTAGTTGTTGGCGAGGTCTCGGTAATAGTCACCCATGATCCGGCTGTTTTCGAGTGCTTGTGCGAGAGGGACGATTGGCGCGTCGAAGTAGTCTTCCATGTTTCTCCTGTTGGTTGTTTGGGTTATGCCTGTGTTGCTGATGTCTTGACTCTACGCGCAGGTTTATTTTTTGTCAAGGCCTTATTTTTCACAATATTTTTTACTTCCATCGCGAAATCTATAGTGTGGTCACAGACATTTTGCAGATGGTAGGCCCATACCTCCTCTGTGTGGTCACAAAACTCGATGCCAGCTTTAGTAAGCACCTCGGTAACGGCATGCAGCGATTCGTGCGCTATGGTGCCGACCGTGGGTCCCTCAGGATAGAATACGTGTACGTCCATACGCGCAGAGCTCATCCAAGTGAAGGCTTCGGCCACGGAGGCTAAGTCTCCCTTCAGGCCGGATTCTTCGAATGCCGCGCGTATGTCTTCACACAGGTGGAGTACGATGCTTCCACCATAGGGTTCAATTTCTAACAGTGCTACACGGTGACCTGGGTAGTCCCTAAACTCGGGTGCGTCAGGTTTACTTGCTCCAGTAAGTCTCGGCATTCGCTTCACTCTCCATAACTACCAATGTCATGACCGCCGCCGCCGCACGCTTGAATGCGTCTTTGACGAGAGCCTTGACTTCTTCCTTGTACCGCGCCGGGCATTGGAACACCAACTCGTCGTGGACGAACTTGATGATCTTCGCTTTGTACTTCGGCAGTGTGTGCCAGAGGTAAGGTACCCCATCCTTGTCGAATCCGCAACCCATTGCGAGCTTCGCGATAGTTGCGTTGGTTCCTTGAATTGCGTGATTCTTTCCCTGACGCTGAATGGAACCGGACAGGCCTTTATACGCTCGGGCGACTTCGCCGCTGTTCGGTTGCCTGTGCGTGAGGTTCCACAGGTCATCCCCGCTTGGTTTGACACCGTGCATGAAGAAGTAAGTCTCTACATTCTTCTCAGCGACAGCCGGATCGAGTCTAAGCTTCTCTTCGATGTCCTGCTTGGCATAGGCGATTGCGCGCGCATTCGTAGGCTTAGGGAACAACCTGCGCCGACCGAACATGTCGAATGACTTGCTCAACACAGCCGCGTCCTTGCCGGACTTCTCCAGGTATGCCCACACAGCAGCAAATGCTTGGCTGTGACGGAACATGATGTCAGCAGCTTCGTCCTGAGAGCAGCCTAGACGCTTCGCGAGTGTGGATGGTCCGCCTCCGTATGCTAGAAGGAAGTTGACGGCCTTGGTCGCGTTACGGCGCTCGTTGTGCTTCGGGCATTTGCACTTCTCATGCAGGGGTAGACCGTTCGGGCCGAGCTTGAAGTATTTGCAATCTGGTAATGCTTCGTCTTCCCAAATTTTACCGTACAGGAAGTGCGTGCAGACCGAGTGAACGTCCTCGTTGGCGTTGAAGGCGTCGATCCAGACTTGGTCGCCGGACAGCTCCGCGATGATGCGGAGTTCTGCGCCGGACATGTCAGCCGTGACAATGACGTAGTCTTCGGCGTGAGTCGTGCATCCGTTCTGGCATTTCGTACACCAGACTTTATACTGATCCGTTGGACCGAAGCAATGACCACCCTCGTCCGTAGTGTCAGCGTTGCAGCAGTCAGATATGCGTACCGATTCGTCAGGATCGTCAGCGATGAAGCATTCGCGGACTTCTTTGTCCTGGGGAAGGTTCTGACCGTTCGGCTTCTCTGAGCTGGACCGGCCTGTCTCTGCATCGTACTGGTTGAAGACGCAGTGCAGCCGCCCGTCGAGCGGGTGCAGCCAGCCTTCCTCTTTGCAAGGCTTCGTGACCCAACGCTGAGCCCACTGGTCGCCGTACGTTCCAATTTCTTTCTGAAGACCGTGGTATTCCTGAATAGCCTTCATCACGGCTTTGTGTGAAAACTTTTCTAGAGTGTCGTCCTTCAAATCCTTGACGGTACCAAGGCCCTTCATCCCAGTGATGATCTTCATGAGTTGGGCGTCGCTGCCGTAGTTGATCAGCGCGTCGCCTTCGCATTGCGCTGCAAGGTTCTTGATCTTCGTGCGCTTCTTACCCATCTCCGAAGCTTTGGTCTTCCATACTTCTTTTTCAGTCTTGCGCGCTAATTCGAGACCGTTCATCTCACCGACGAGTTGGTTGTACAGGCCAATGTTTCCGGCCTTCTTCGCTGTGCGCGCTTCTGCCTTCAGTGCGAGTTCTTCATCGGACAGCTCGTTGAACTTCTTCCACTTGTTCGTGGCTTCGAGAATCTGCTCTTCAGTGATGATGTCAGTCTTCACACCGACGTACGGAATGAAGATCGGATCGAGCGTGTACTTGATAAGCTCAGTGAGTTTATCTTTAGACTTCTGTACGCGTGCGAGCCAGCGCGGTTGATCAAGGCGCTCGCCGTGGACGTGCATATCTTGGAAGGCACCGATGGCGTCGTTCTCAATCTGCGCGATCCACTGGAGGTTGTCTCCGGTCACTAGAGGGTCGATGTGCTTCAGGGCCGCAGCGGGTTCGCCATTGGCAATCATTTGTGCGTACGTCTTACCCTTCAGGATAAGAGTCTGTGCGCGCATGATAGAGAAAGGGAAACGCGTATCGAGTGCAGCGTACATGATCTGATCATCATCCAGATCGGCGTCCATCGTGAAGGATTCCTGATACTGCTTGTCGATCTGTACGCGGAAGTACCGCTCCATCATCGATTCCATCGAGAAGTTGCCGTACTGCTTTAGTGAGAGCGCGCCTGCGTAGATAACTTTCTCTACCATCGAGCAGTCGTAGAAGTGATATGAACGCAGGCCTAGCTGCCAGTACATATTCATATATTCGAACGACAGCATGACGCCGACCTTGAGGAAGTCATTACTGCATAGTATAGGAGCGATTACGTCGCGGACCTTCTGTAGTCCCGGACCAAGGTTAACGCCGTACTTACCTTGCTCGTCAGCTAGCACATCCCCAGCAGTGTGTGTACCTTCTGCGTCACAGAAAGCACGAAGGTCAACGACGTATTGTTCGAAAGAATTACCGAACTGAAGCGTACGCATTTTTCGCAAGATAAAGTCCCGCATCGGAGTCGTTTCAATATCGAACCCAATAACGCCACCTTGTTCTTTTCTCACCCTATTGAAAAAGTCCTGAAGTAGTGAAAGACCGGCCTCATTAGTGACACGGGTAATCTTCAACGGTGGATTCAATGTTGCAAGGTTTACAGGTGTGAGAGCTTGTACTTCGTTCAAGAATACCCTTCACTTCAAATCTCCTACGACGCCACTGTACCGGCCCCGGTCTCGGGAGACTAAGAATAGATTACCACAGGTTAGTAATCATGTCAAGATGTTTTTAGGAGGCCTTATGCAGTACCTCTCATCGGCAATGTGGTTAAAGCGTACACGAGTGATGGGAATAATTGACTGACATAGCAGCATTGCTGTGTATAGTATGGTTTTTTTCAGCACGATGACACCTCTTTGAAATGAGTAGACACGTTGCTCAAAAATAAAGATGTGCAATACAGGACACAATCGCAACTATTTTTTTGTTGCCATTTAGAAAAAGTATGCTAGTATTTCTCAATGGCAAACTACACACTCAACTTCGACGGGAGCTGCGGTCCCAAGAACCCAGGCGGTACGGCGGCGTACGGATTCGTCTTGCGCGATATCTCTAATCCGGCCTCTCCCACTACAGGTAATGGGGTTATAGGAACCGGACCGGGTATGTCTAATAACCTGGCCGAGTTCGTCGCTCTGGCGAAAGGATTGATCGCGTATGAGACTGTCGCCAATCGCGGTGACTTCCTTCAGGTGCGTGGGGACAGCAAACTCGTCATCCAAGTGATGAACCGGAAGTGGCGTGCGTCCTCAGATAAGCTCTACTACGAGGGTTACGTTCTAGCCAATGAGTTGCTAATAAATATTCGTGCTAAAGGGGTTACGGTACATTTCGACCATGTATACCGAGAGATGAACCAAGAGTGCGACGACCTGAGTAAAGAGCATCGCTAAATAAAGTGAAAATAATTCAAAAAAGGTGTTGACAAAACCCGTACTGGTGTGATAAGCTAAGAACTCAAGCTTTCAGTCTGTTCGATAAAGCTACAGCAGTACGGTATGACAATGTAAAACGATGTTCTGCGTAAAGCAGTTTTTCCTGGCTCCGGTGTGAGATGTTCTCATGTTTGCAGTAACTTGCATTCGCTTCGAGGGGCAAACGTCCAGGTCAACAAATGGTATTGTATAAAAACATCGTGTAATACAGGGGTTTGGGAACGGTTATCAGTAAAGCCTAATACCAGCAGAGTGAAATACAGTGCCCTAGCTTTCGTAGTGGGCAACAGAAGGTCACCCTCCGTCAGAGCCAAGCAATAGCACAAGCCAGTTCAATGTCTTATCCCCTTCACACGGTCAATCAATGACCAAAGATGGTGGTAGGAAACAGGATACTGAAGACCACAGAAGGAAAGCCCCTTGTGTACCTAGGGCAGGAATAGACTAATGGCGATAAGTTTTCCCAAAAAGAAGTACAGTTCAGTAAAGCTCAAAGATCGACTGGACTGGCTGCGCAAACACGGAAGCGCAGGTACGCCCAGAGAGTGGACCGGTCAGGCCTTACAGTTCCGGCGCGGACGATACGCGGACTACAAGCGCAAGCATCTACCGGCCACTAACCCTTATATCAAATGCTATTGCTGTGATAAGAAAGGGTACGATCAGTGGCACCACATCGTTTATTTATCGCGAGGAGGCCACGACTGCCCTCAGAACTTAGTTCCACTATGCCTTAGCTGTCATAAGAAGGTTCACCGATTCGATCCGGTGCGCATGAACAGAGAGAAAAAGAAGGAACTACCTACTGCTTTTAGAACGCCGGTTGTAGGATTCGTATATATACCTCCCGCCAAACCTATTGAATGTATGGCATGAAAATAAATATACACAATGTTTACGCTGGTTTTGTAGCATTTTGATTGCCAAACACTTGACAAATGGCCAGAATCATGCTATACTAGGTATAGAGATCGAACGAGATAGACTGAGCAGGCCTCCTCCTAGTAGCCGCAAGGCACTACCTGCCAGTCGTTATTACGCAGGGGGCGGTGAGGCTGGGTGCATAGTTTCCCCCATAGCCCCGCCCCCAAAGGTAACATTCGAGAGGATATAGAGGATTATAGAGGACATCATGAGCGATACCCCCGTAACTAATACGCCTGCCGTTGGGCACGCCGAGCACGCAGCCACCAAGCCGTTCGTAGCCCATGCTGTAGATCCTACAGCTCACGCAAGTCTGATAGCAGCTAGACAGCGCGCCGCGTCCGCCCACACAATCCCTGCTGCAACCGCCGCATCTGTTGCAAAGACAGCCTCTACTGTAGCCTCGGCCACCGTCCCAAGTTCCGCTGCCCCCTCTGCTGGTAACACTCACGAGTCCTTGGCAGCTAAAGCCGCTCACTTCGTCGAGAATGAGGCCCACAAAGGCATTCAGGCCGTAGAGAACGCCTTCCATCACACCGCAACAGCAGCTAAGGCCGACGCCACTACCGTTGAGACCGACGCCAAAGCGGACGTGACTAAGGTCGAGACAGCCGTAGCATCTCCCGTAAAGGCCGTAGAAGTAGACCTCAACGCTACCGCTAAGACCGGTGACGTAGCTGCTATTGAAGCCCGTATCGCCGCTGTCGAAGCGCGTCTTGAGGACTTCAACAAACGTTCAGGACAGAAGATCTAAGATCGCGTAGGGGGCGCGTTATCCCTCAGACATTTACTGGCTTGTAGCTCAACGGCAGAGCATTCGGCTGTTAACCGAACGGTTCTAGGTTCGAGACCTAGCGAGCCAGCCACATCAAGTTTGTGACAAGGTAGGGGAGGGACGCAACCCAGAACCCGAGCAACACGACTCTATTTGCGCTGTCACAAAGCACAGACAACACCCAAGTCGGAAGGTCGGGCTACCAAACTTAGCCGGGTGAAGAACAGACCTCCGCAAACTTTATATTTATGGTCTAGTAGCTCAACTACGAGAGCGCCCCGATATCCTTCACAGGACCGAGGAGGTTACTGGTGAAAATCCGACGTAGACCACCTTTTACAAATGCTCTGCCGTGTTGATTTCAACACCTAACCGTAGCAGACATGCCGGAAATACCCGGCAATATCCGGCCCCTAATAACGAGAGACCCAACCCCATGCGAAATAAGGTTCGGCTCAAGAAGGGCCAACTCGACCATTTCAGACGGCTTTCTCGTGATTCAAAAAACGAGATTCAAGCATTCCTGGTGGGCGAAGTACTTGGTCCGCATTCAGTACGGATCGACAGTTTCGCTTATCCACCGCGATACGCAGACCAATCACCAAGCCACGTTCAGTGGTACACAATTGATTTTGAAAAAGTTCGACTAGACGCAGAGGAGCGTGGGTTGAGCATTATCGGCTTTATTCACAGCCATCCCGAATGGGACGCCGTGCTTTCAGGCACCGATTACAATATTTGCATTCGAGATATGCACCGCATCTGTGGGATAGTTTCCACGCAAGGGCGCAAGACTCGGGCGCGGTTTTGGTCGATGGATAGTGCATTACCTTACGAAATTATCTATGAAAAGAAAAAAGGAACACCAGCGGATTCTGACGAAGATTCTGAATAACGAAAAACTTTCTCCGAATCGTGCGCTGCTCGGCTCATTCGCCTCCCAACTGCTTGATGCGGAGACCGAAGCCGAGACGGACCTTCTTACAAAGATCATCCTCTCTTTTATCGATGGCAAAGGAATACGCTGGACAGACACCGCAAGCGGTGACGACGGTGTAGCCCGACCTAACGATGTGGACCTGGAGGCGCAGGCAGCTATCAACAGCTTCCTCGATACGCTACGGGCCAAGAGGAACGAGAATGTCGCAGCCGCAAATCCCGCTTAGTGTAACCTTTAAGGATACAATTGGCTTTTCGAAAGTCTATACGCAGAATGGACTCGCTGTGTTTCTCAACGATACCAGTTTACAATTTGCGACTGACTTCGCCAATGTGGTCCTAAACAACTTCATCAATCTTTGCAACGAGCGTGCCCAGGCGAAAGCCAAAGAGGCCGAACTCGCTGTCCAGCCGCTAGTCACTCTGTAGGAGGAGCGATCATGCTTTATCAATACCGCACTTTCACTTGCCCATCTGCCGGTAATCATACCGATCAGAAAACATGGGACCGTGCATTTCTCAGTGCGAAAGAGTTCGAAGAGAAATACGGTAAAGACGAGTTGGACGCAGCGCAACCGCAGGCTGAGTAATGTTCATCACCGCTGTAATTATCGCGCTACTAGTGATCTTGGGCATAGCTCTTTACAGCTACAAGACACAGCGCACCGCGCGTATTGAGATACGCTTTAGGATAAAATCAAATGGCAAATCAGACAGTAAGCCTTACCAATCTTCAGCAGCTAGACATTACGATTGATCCGGTCCAGGCTTCGGGAGCAATTACCGAAGGCGCGACGGTATCGAATATCGTTTACACGCTTTCCGACGAGACTCTTGGTAGTCTAGCTACCGCCAGCGATGGTTCGGCAGTGTTTACGCCGACCATTACAACTGTTGGTACCTTTACCGACACCTTGACCGTCACCGCTACTGTGGTCGATCCCGATGGCACCACCGGTAGCTTCACCGCCGTGGCCACCCTCACTATCACTGTCGCACCTTCCGGCGCGCGCACTGTCGGCCTTGAGTTCAACTTCGTCACAGTTACCCCGAGCTAACCCGCATGGGTGTAGCTCAGTCTGGTAGAGCTTCCGATCTGGAATCGGAAGGCCGTTCGTTCAAATCGAACCACCCAGACCATAGACTGAAAGTAAAAAGTAATACCAAGGAGAAATAAATGGCAGGAAGCATTGCAGTCGGTTTTTCATTCTTTGTAGTGGGTGACGGCACCACCGATCCAGTCACCGTAAGCTTGCTTACAGACCCGATATACTTGTTTTCAGTAGACCCATTGACCCCTAGCTCCACAGGCTCCAACCCGCTCAGTCAGGCAGTATCGCCTAGATTCGATATCGTGAAGACACCGCCAACAGGAGCCTTTCTCGGTGAGTTCACCGCTACAAGCGGCTCACCTACATTCGCATTAGCCACAGGTACTCCAGGTAGCGGAGGTAACTTTTCCAGTGTTGCTGTATCGGGCTATGATATTACGGTCACTCCTGCAATCGGCTTTACCGGCGTCTTTCCGGCAGTCGGCATCTTGACCTTCTGAGATGAAAACGCTCGTCGCAATCTATACATGTCATAAATACGACTACCAACACGACATGATGCAGAACTGGCTGAAGCACCCGGTAGTCGACCGGGTGCCAGCTATACGCGACACATGGATCAAAGATGTAACCGTAGATTATAAGTTCTTCTACGGTGATTTACCTAAAGGTATAAGCAAAGAACCTTTACCTGATGAAGTCTTCCTGAAATGTCCTGATGGATACTACACTTCTAACCAAAAAACTAAAGCATTAGTTCGCTGGGCTTTGGAAAACGGCTACGACCGTATCCTAAAAATAGATGATGATATCTTCGTTCATTGGGATCGCATGACGGCCAGCAAGGGATTTACCACCGGCTCATACGTGGGTGGTGGGTACTCTCCTCAAGAAGCATACGCCTTTGGCGGCTGCTACTGGCTCGATAAGTCGGCGATGGAAATACTAGCCTCAACTCCAACAGGATCGCAAGATTGGGCAGAGGACCGATGGGCCGGGCTTGCTTTAGCTAGGCAGAATGTAAAGCTTCAGTTCGATCCGAGCTACTATTACCAAAGAGCACCTGAATCTACCCGACTTCAGTACATTGAAGATGGCCTTTTATACAGCGACCATAGGTACACAATACTTCATGCGCTAACACCTGAGCAGATGCGGGAGTATTATGGAAAACATCATACCGCGCCTTTGGGTGGGTGACGATCATGATTACGAAAAAGTAAAAGATAAACCTGACTGGAGCGTGCTTAGGTGCGCGAAGGAAGGGCCGGGTGGACATCGTGAGACTCTTGGGTACGAAACTCAAGGTGCTCCGAAAGGACCGAGTTACTTGTCGGTCGACCAGTTGAACCGGCGTGCGTTGAACTTTATTGATCCGCATGACCCACACTTCATTCCTGTAGAGATGGTCAAACAAGGTCTCGATTACATCGACGCGAGGTTGGCGGCAGGCGATAAGGTCTTAATCGCGTGCAATAAAGGCCACAGTCGCGGTCCTACGACCGCCATGCTCTACTTACGAAGCATCGGTGAACTGGCAGGTAACTTTCATCACTCAGAGCGCGTATTCAAGACGCTCTACCCTCAGTATGATCCTGGCATCGGTATGCGAACTTTCGCATCTAGCCACTGGAGCGAGTTCGATCAGTACCTACGAAAGGCATCATAATGGCAGATAAGAAGTGGACAGACGCAGCCGCTAAGTCAATGGGCGGTTCCGATAAAGGTCCGAAGAAAGAAATCAAGCACATCATCACCAGCAAGTCCGCTAATGGCGGCCATATTCATACACATGTCCACCACAACTCAGCTCACCCAGACGAGACGCATACGACCAAGGGCGATGATGAGATGCTGGCGCACATGGCTGCAAACGCAGGCACGCCGAATCCTGGCGAAGCTGCTGATCCGACAATGCAGGGAGCGGCACCTATGACCGCAAGCCCTAGCCCCGCACCCGCCGCCGCGCCTTCTGGCCCGACGCCGACCGGCGCACCTGGAATGTAATCATGGCAGAAGATACGATTCATTTAAGTCACCATCGCGCGTTGATCCACCTAAATAAAGGTGGATTGCATCGTGCGCTCGGTGTTAAAGAGGGCGAGAAAATTCCCGCCGACAAGTTAGCCAAAGCCAAAAACAGTAGCAACCCCCACCTTAAAAAGATGGCCGAGTTTGCCTCTACGATGGAAGGCTGGAAACACTAAGGCTTGGGAGGGCCGACCGCATGCATCTCGCTAAACTCAGAGATCTTGCTGCGTCGTCTTACCTAGATCCGAACTACCAATTCCGCGATAAAACACAAGACGAGATTCTGGCAATGGCCCAGGTCTCGTTTCTGCGTTTGCCTCCTGCACAACAGGTGAAGGCAATGCAATCGTGGACGAACTTGCTTGAGAAGAATGGTGAGCCGGTAACCCCCGAGAATCAGACTGAGTTTTTAAAACTCCGTTTTCTTTGCCAAACCAATCTTTACTTCCTTTGTCATGTCTTGGAAAAATACAACCAAGTCACGATCAAAACGCACGAAGACATTTGCAACAAATTCTTCACGCAGAAGAATCCGACCTTTGCTACTTTCGAGATGTTTGCTAACCAGTACACTGATTTGAAGGAACGATTGCTGCTCGTACCACGCGGCGGATTCAAGTCAAGTATCGACATCGCAGATTGTGTGCAATGGGTAATATGTTTCCCCGCTGTTACCATCCTAATCCTAACCGGTGTGTACAAACTGGCCGGAGACTTTGTAGGTGAGTTGAAGCAGCACTTCACTCTCGAAGAGGATGTGAACGCCCCCGGCAAAGCAGGTAAAGCTGGCTTCGTCCCTCGCATGATGCTTAACGCAGAAACTAATGAGTGGACACCCAGTTTGTTTCAGACGCTCTTCCCAGAGCACTGCATTCAGCCTAACGACGGGAGCCAATTCAAATTTCAGACGCCTGCTGGCGGTAACGACAAAGAGTCGACCGTAGAAGCCGCGTCTATCGAGCAGTCCCTCGTCGGTCAGCACTTCGGAATCCTGAAGCTTGACGACGTGGTAACAAACGAAAACAGTCAGACACCAGAACGTCTCTCGAAGATCAACGACCAAATCAGCATCAACAAAGCTATGATGCACCCTTACGGTTTCTTTGACGTAATCGGTACGTGGTACGACGAGTATGACTTCTACGGCATAACTATCAAACAGGAAGAAACTTTCGCGGAAGAGATGGGCCTTCAAGGGAACATTCACGGTTCTGTCGAGAGTGGCCGGTTTGAGAGCGCCGTCATGGTAAAGACTTACCTGCGTGCATGCTGGTGGCTAACGCCCGAGGCGATCAAGGCCGGTAAGACTGATGACATCGCGAAGAAAGATGACCTGGAGCTTTGGTTCCCCTCACGCCTACCGTATGAACTTCTCAAGAAGTATGAGAAGCAGGACGCAGGTAAAGGCAACTTCGCAATCAAGTATCTCAACAATCCGCGCAAGATCAACAAGGTAAAGATTCCTCGTGAGCTACTAGTAGGCGCGACGATCAAGCACAATGACCTCCCTCATCAGGGAGTAGTCGTGATGGCCGTCGACACCGCGTACTCTACGAAGAGTTGGGCAGACTACACGGTTGCCGTTACCGCTCTGATCTATGGCGGACGCTTCTACGTGCTGAACATGGTACGCGGACGATTCAACGACGTGGAGCTTCCTGCCGTACTCGCCGCCACCGCTGCCAAGTGGAAACCTAAGCGAATCGCTATCGAGGAGTCGGTCGGCGTGAAGTGGATGGGCCGCGAACTCAAGCGCGAGATGGACAAGCTTCAGATAAGCATTCCTGTGGAATATGTTTCCCTGGGACTAGGAAGCAAAGCCAACTCGAAGAAGATGAAGGCCAAGCCTTTCATCCGCCTGCTCGGTGACGACCGTTTGAAACTCCTCAACTCCTGCGAAGGATACGATGAGATTCTGAACGAGCTCACACAGTTCACCGGCACCTCAGAAGATAAGCACGACGACATCGTATCTGCATTCTCCATCCTCGTAGATGTATTCGAGGGTTGGGCAGAGATGGGAAAACGCGTCGACAACACAGACATGAGCTTTGCCGCCGACGCTAAGTCGAAAGCGATGCACGACATGATCTATGGAGTTGGCAAGTACGCTCATCTGAATGCCAACGCAATTCAAAACGACGACAACCCGTCCACTGCCTACCAAGTGCAGAACAATCGGTTGTTCAGAGACGACGACGGTGGCGATAAAGACCCACTGTCCGACGCCGGTCTATTCGGCTAAAAAGGGAAGAGTATGTCAAAGGCATTAGCTAAGAAGGTAGTGAAAGATTTCGCAAAACAGGATGGCAAAAACGACGCCAAACTTCTCAAACAAGTTTTGAAGAAAGATGTCAAGAAAAAGAAATAAGCTGCACTGACTCACTCGCGGAAAAACTGGTTAGTTCGAGTTCAAACCAGCGGACGCCGCAATTCATGGCGGCATGACGGGCACGTCATTTTCCTACGCCCAGACGTGGTGCAGAAGGCACGCGGGTGAATTGAACTCTTACAAGAAAAGGCAGGAGGCTATGAGTGGGTGAGATAACATCAGAAGGGCCAGTCACAGGGACACTAAACCCTAGCGATTATGGTAAAGGTTCGGACCTAAAGACCTCCAATGCGGAGTTGAACTTAGTCGTCGGAGCTGCAACAAGATCTATTCAGTTCGTGAATGATAAGCAATGGAATTTGCTCTGGCGTGATGCCGACCTTCTGTTCCAGTCGCCGCGACCGATGAGTGTGTACGAAAATACCTAGACATACATGGGGCACCTCGCCGAAATTCGAGAGTGCGAATCGACTCTGATTGACTTGGAAGCTGAAATGGCTAACAGGGCGCAAGCTGATAACTTCAGCAGCGTGAGAGACTAAGTGAGACGACACCCTTTAGGGTGAAGCGATAGTCCGACCTGCATGGAATAAAAACATGCAGAGGTAGGCAGAAATGCCCTATCTCGGCGCAAGCCGATAACATATTGATGTGTTAGAACCGAACGTGCAGCGCTTCACCGTAGCTAAAGTTTGTTCCGCAATCGTACCTCAGTTGTACAAGGGTCTGTTCTACCAAGATCCGCCCATGCTCCTCCGTCCGCGCCCAGGCACCACGCAAGAAACCGTAGACGCAAAGACTGCTCTGTTCTCTTACTTGCTTGACGAGTGTGGGTTCAAGACCCAGACCAAATGGGGTTTAGAGCAGATGACCCTGCTTGGCACCGGCATATGGAAATGGGGTATCGACTTTAAGGAGATCGTCAGCTCTAAGCGTACCGCTACGAGCGCGACCATCACGAGCGGAAGCGATCCAAGTACCTCAGAGAAGATCACGATCCCTCTGGACACACTACCAGTCATAACCAAAGAAGTACGCACTGTGCCGCGACCGTTCTTCGAGAGCCGTCCGCTGAACACGGTGCTGGTCGACCCTAAGACGAGCGTCGGAGACATCCGCACCGCTGACTACGTGATCGACGTTCGCTACATGGACTTTTACGCACTCAACAACATCCGTCAAGCTCTATCGGAGCTGCCGAAAGGCCACCCCGAGCTCGTCGGTTGGGAACTACCTCTAAGCGAGGAAGAACTCAAGAGTTGGTGGATGCAAGGTTATAGCACTAACGTAGCCGCCCCGATTGAGAGTGATACCGCGCAGTACGCGAAGGGTATCGTTCACCACTCGGAAGAGATCAACATCGAGGTAACCCCCGACCTGTTGTTCAAGAAGATGGAAGTCTTGGAGTACTGGGACAAAGGCCGAAAGATTATGGTCATTGACCGTAAGCATGTGATCTTTGCTGGCGCTAATCGTTTCAAGAAAATTCCGTTCCTATCGTCAAACTGGATGAATCGCCCAAAGGCTTTCTATGGTATGGGCCTCGGTTTGCTAGTAGGACAGAATCAGCGCGTCGACCAAGGAACAATCAACGCCATACTCAAGATTTTGTCTTTTGGCGTTAATCCTATTTACCTGCGCAAGCGCGACACTAACTCGCCGACGCAGATGATCCGCACCGGCCTGGGTAAGATCCTGACCGTCGACACGGATATCGACAAAGCCTACAAGCTGATGGAAACCCCCAAGGTTCCCGCAGATATTTGGACGGCATTGTCGGAGAGCAACACGGCAACAGAGAGCACATCCGGCGCAGACCAAGCACTCGTGCAAGGTTCTTCCGCAGGCCCTCGTAGTTCAATGGGCCGTACGGCAGGCGGCGCAGCTACCCTCGCGGGTGCTAGCGCGACACGCTTAGATGGTCCTCTTGACAACTTCATCGAGCAAGTCTTCAAACCATTTCTCTACATCTTGGACGACTTGATTCTCAACTTCCTATCGGATTCTGAGATCACGGCGATTCTCGGCGATGAGGTTGGTAAGGAAATTTCAGTCGACATGCAGGCGTTCCACGATGCCCGTATTTCGTACGAAGTCCTCGCCGGGTCATCATTGGCCGCGAAGCGCACGATGGCACAGTCGCTTACACTCATCACTCAGATCCTTGAGAATCCGCAGATTCAGTCTTCACTGGCCGATATCAACGGAGAGTACATTGACTTCAAGCCGATTGTCGAAATGTGGCTCGAAGCCTCGGAGTGGAAGAACTCCAACGACATCATCAAGCCTCTCACACCAGAGATGCAGCAACGTCGTCAGGCTCAGTCAGCCGCCGCTCAGAATGCATCGAAAGCCGCTGTTACACAACAGAGCAATACACAGAAGTTTCAACAGAAACAGCAACTCGAAGATCAAGCCACCCAAGGACGTATCAAGCGCGACATCGTGCGCGAGGCATTCAAGGACAACGGCCAGAGTGAGGCAGTCTCAGGACAAGCCAACCCTTTGGGTATTGAAGGTTCGACTCCAGAGGTGCAGTAAAACACTAGGTTCCCTACATCGAGTAGGGCTAAGTCAAACCCTCGGTGATTGGGTTTGGGCCATAGTTTTTTAGTTGTGCTCAAGACGATCAGGGAAAGCATCCTTGCATACGGCAAGGTGAGAAGGGCGATGCGCCCTACACGACCCCCTGATCCAAGTATGAGAGCGCAGAGAAGAGTTAGGGTTGGAGTCCCTTATAAAGACCGTAAAGACTTACGGCACTCGCTTTGACGTCACTGTCCTGGGAGGGAATAGTGCAAGAGTTCAATAATCAGTTTGATCCAGAAGTTATCATAAGCCCACAAGAACAAGCTGCGCTCGTACTCCTGAGCGCGTCGGAAGGTTTCAAAGTCCTGAACCGCATCATGCGCGGCGAAGTCGACAAACTTATCATGAGTTTCGTCAATGAGCCTGGTGACAGTGACGCAATGGTCCTGAACAAACACAAGTTGGTAAAGGCCGGAGCTCTCTTCTACGACGGCGTGATAAACCGAATGAATCATGAGATTTCAATCTACGCGTCCACAGCAACTGACCCGACGCCTGTAGATATGACCGAGCACCTGATAGACATGGGCGCACCGGCCAGTACGCAAGACGATGTTCAGAACGACCATGAATTTGGCTTCGAGGAGAGCCCATTCTAAATGAGTGAAATACTCGACCCAGTAGAAAACATTGAGACTCCCGGTGAGAACGCCCCGGTTGTCGAGACACCGGTAACACCGGAGCCAGTAGTTCTCCCTGAGCTGCGTTACGAATATCAGCCCACGGACGAACAAGGCCGTCCCATGGGCGGAGTACAGGTCATCAAATATACCACACCTGATGAGCTACCCGCCAAGTTTGCAGAATCTCAAACGTTGCTCTTGAGAAAGCTCCGCCAGGAGACGAAGAAGAATCGACTCGGCATTACCGACGAGACCCCCATAGAGGGTACACGGTACGCTGCGCCACTCGAATTTGCCCCTCGGACGCTCTCTAATGAGGATCGTTTTAAGATTAGCCGTAACTTGCAAGACCCTGAAAAGTTTGAAGAGGCGCGAGACCTCTTGATGGAGTCAACGTTTGGCGTCAAGCCGAGCGTGCTCGTCAGCACTATCCAGGGTTTGCAGGCCGATAACGTTCAGATGAAGGCGCAGAGGGAAGCAGAGGCCTTCGTAGCCGATACTCCTGACTACGTGAAGTGTCCCGAGAACTTCGAGGCACTGACAAACTGGATGGTACGATATGACCTCGCACCGGTCAGAGATAACTTCCGCAAGGCCTTCGATACATTGAAAGCCGCAGGAGTTCTTGTAGAATCGAACGACGTATACAGTACGCCGTCCGTGACCACTCCTAGCTCTGAAGTAGAGCCTGGACAAGTTGTGCTTGACCCACCAACGCCGCCTCTTGAAGCTAAAGAGGAAACCCCTGTAGTGTACGCTCCGGCGCACATCCCAACAGGACTGAACAGCCGCAACAGTTCCGCAGAAGCCCCGCGCAGCAACGCGCCGGGCAGCGACATCGTTTACGAAGTCGTGGATGCAGCAGGAAAGAAAACCATCTACACCGGTACAAAGGCCGTTGAGATGATGCCGTCAGACGAACTCCGTCGCCGCGCTAAAGATCCAGCCTTCAACAAGAAATTGGAGAAGCTTGAGGCCGAAGCCACCGCACGCCGCGCCGCACGTAACGGTCAGTAAGACTCCTCGGGAATAAATGCCCCGAGCGGTAGTGGGCCGCACCGTAGAAGTTGGCCCCTGAATTTTGCAATATTTGAAAGTTTTGAATGAATGGGTCGTCGGATTACGATTCCACATTCCCAAAGTTATGTGCTGAGGCAAATGCGGTCCCGAGTCCTGGGACGGCCATCGCTGACACTGTGTCGGATTACACAGCTATGAGATGACAACACATTGGGCGACAATCGAGCAGCTTTATCTCTGGGAGGAGATGAAAAGACAAGATTGTTGTTGTTTCAAAGGTATCAATAATGGCTTATAACCCAGCAGCAAATGGCCAGAGTAATCTGCCTCAGTCCACTGTAAAGTTCTATGATAAAAAGTTCCGAGAAAATCTTAAGGCTCAGACGCCTTTCGTAGCTTGCTCCGAACGACTCGACCTACCCACCAAAAGTGGTAATCAATACGAGATGTTTATGTACGTGCCCCTGGCTGCGAACACTGCGCAGACCACGGAAGGTACTGTCGGCAACTCGATCACTGTTTCCGTACTGAATACCACCGCGACCATCGGCGAGTACGCCGACTTCGCCAACTTCTCCTCGCTGTCTCTCGCCACCGCGATTGACAACACGATTGAGAACGTTGCTCGTGAGATGGCATATCGCCTCGGCGAATCCCTCTCTGGTCTCGTTCGCGCAACCGCAGACGGCGCTACCGCAGTTGATTCTAGCGTCCTTGTGCAGCTTGCCGCGACCAGCACCACCAGCTTTACGACTCTCAGCTTGAACCAGATTCGTAACGCCGTGCAGGGCCTCGCAGGTCGCTCCGTCCGTCCGTTTGACGAAGCTTCCAAGAGCTTCTGTGGAGTCATCCATCCGTTCGCTCTCGGCGACGTGCTCTCTGATGTCAGCAACAACAGCCCCATCGACATCCTGAAGCACACTCCGGTCGGCCTCATGCGCATGGAAGACCTCATCAGCACCGACCTGACCGAAATGATCGAGCTGCCGTCCTCGGGCGTCCGCTTCTTCCAGTCGAATCAGGTTACTGCCACTCCGAACTATAAGGCGATCACCGGCCTCACCGCCCTTCGCACTTACATCTTCGGTCGTGACGGTATCTACTCCATCAAGCTCGGAGCACAGGGCGACACGGAGTACGGTGACGGCGAGTGGAACAACATCAAGCCGAACATCACGCAGAATGCGCCTAACAGCGTTGCCGACCCCGAAGGTTTGATCCCTGGATGGACCAGTTACAAGGTTCACTTCACTACCAGCCTCGGTCCCGACACCACGATCCGCATCCGCGAAATAGATGCTGCATCGGCGATTTCGTAAATCAGCTAAGACTCTGGCCCTCTCGTAAAAACAGAGGGCCGATTCTTTTACTGTAAGACCTCGAAAGGAATAAGAAATATGGCTCTTTATCCAGCCCCTACTACTGGTCTTGGCGTAGCCGCAGCGATCAAGGTTCAGGGAAATGAAACCCCTCTGAGCACTACCCCTGGGTACAACGATGTAACGTTGTCCCTGTCGGGCACCGGCTTCCCAGAATCATTCCAGCTTGATCCAGTCCTTGAGGATGCAGGCGGGAACGTCATCACCCCAGGTACCGCATACGTTGTGACCTCCGTCGCCAGTGCAGCCGCTCAGTTCACCGAGACCCTGTCTGCCGCCGCTGCCGCTTCTGGTGGTTCCACTGTCTACACGACCTCTAGCGCTCCGGCTGCTGGTAGTCTTGTCGGACAGACATTCATCGTCACCGGCTTCGACCTTGCGCCGAACAACGGCACGTTTGAATGCACTGCCAACACCACGACCACCATTACGCTTAGCAATGCGTTGGGTGTCGCTGACACACACGCGGGAACCGCTACCAGTACCCCTAACGTTGCAGTCTACACCGGTACCTTCACAAGTGCCACCACAGGTTCGCTCGTCGGACTGACTGTCGAGATTGCAGGCTTTGTTACTAACACCGTGAACAACGGCAGCTTCCTGATCGTAGCCAACTCTGGTGCGACTACGATTACTGTCGACAACTCGGCGGCTGTAGCAGAGACTCATGCGGCGACTGCGACTGTAGAAGAGAGTGGCACCAATGCTCTTACCTACTTCGTGGACGGTACGCAGTCTTATGTCGGCGGGACCAGTCCCGTTGCCGTAGGCGCTACCGGCGTAAAGGTACTGAACGTATCCGCATCCGGCCTTATCACTACCAATGGTGTGACTGGCGGAAGTGTGGTTGAAGTATCGTATCCGTTTGCCAACAACGCGATCCCTGCGATTGTTTCTTCTGGAAACCCTATGAACGGCTTGCCGGTCAATAAGGTCTATGCAGAAGTAAACGTCACGGTGGTCAAGTAAGTAAGTAAGTAAGCAACAAGACAAACCAGAAAGGCGGAAGAGGAGCCGCCAACTATGGCATGTGAAAATTGTTCAGAAGACCTTCGCACTGCGACCCGGCACCATAACAGAGTCCTGCGAACCGTCAATAAAAGTTTACGCAGAAAGTCGGAACGTCTCGGAGCGAAAGCTGACGAGTTGTTTACCGCCCTTTGCGAAGTAGATGTGCAAGCGCAAGAAGCACTGAGGGAACTCTGGGAGCGTGGCGGGTTTCAACCACCCATCGGCCCAGAGGATTATACAATCATAATCGAGCGTAGCATCGCTGCACTGAAGTTTCAGCGAGAGCACGAGAGCCACACGAGCCCGGTAGCTGAGCGCATTGCCGACTAAGTTTCGTTTTCTGTTACATACCCAGGGATGGATTATCTGCTGGTGCTATCTCTGACAGAGAACTTTTATCTCCTATATGACCGGCCAGTCTGTATGGAGGTACTGCCGACGGTGTGTAATGTTCATCGCGCGAACGTCATCGTTTGGCAGACACGTTATTTGTTTATTCACCAAAGAGGAGAGACTTTGGATCAGAAAGAAGCAGTATACACCGGACAGGGTACACGTCTGAGTGAGAAGGCTCCTTGGGAGTCGTACGCGTACGAGATGGAGCAGCGTCTCGCCCCTGACCTGGAAGCCGCCGTCGCTGAATACTCTAAACGGTCATACATCGACGAGAGCAAGATCAGCAACCAGAACAAAGAAGCCGCCGCCGAGCAGAAAGAGTTTAGCGACGGTATTGCAAAGCAGTACCAGTGGTTGACCCCTGAAGAGTACGCTGACATTGGCGCTCGTATCGGGCGAGTCATGGCGCACACAGAGTTCATCACTCTCTTGCGTAAGGCTGGCGTACACGCGTATTACCAACAGCATTTACATGCTGACAAAGCAAACTTGCTGATCGGTAAAGATGGCTTCTCCGAACCCACAGTCGAGTGCTGGGTGCAGATAGGGCAGATGCCTGAACTATCCATCATGAACTTTGACGACCACGGTGCACCATTGGCCGAGCGTCGGCGCGGTTGGCGCACTCCGCTCCTACAGCTCATCCTGAAAGGCATCATCTCCGAGGCGAAAGCAATCAAGTTCTTCGGGAGACCTAAAGAGACAGAGCAGTTCCACAAATATAACGCGCTGGTCACGGCTTATCGCAACAGCGTCGGCGCGATGTAACAAATCCCAGAGGAGGGATGAATGGCAGATAAGAGTTTAGAACAGATCGCGGGAATCAACACGACTACCGCACAAGCACAGCAGACAATCGAAGCACCGAAGCAGCAAGAGAAGCCTAAAGAGAAAGAACAGCCCAAGTTCAACGCAGAGCCGACCGAGCTGGAAAAGATTCAGATCGAGATCGCAAAGGCTCAGCTTGAGTCCCTTCGTCTCCAGCAGGAAGAAACCCAGCTCGCCATCGCAGAGCGCAAGCTCAACTCGCAGGACATCCAAGCTCGTCTCGACGACCGTGCCCTCAAGTCCAACGATCATGGCGCTAAGGCGCGTATCAATGGCGCGGCCATCGCAGACAAGAACCGCACCCAGAAAAAGAGCGAAGAGAAGTGCAACCACCGCAAAGGTGGAAACGGCCAGGCCGGTTATGTTGGCGGACAGGGTGATGATTCGCAGTACGCAGTCATGAAGCACACGTTCTGTAACGGTGACATCAACGTCCGCTGTATGCGTTGTGGCAAGACATGGAAGCCGCCCATCGCTGCTGATTACGGCGACGACCGCGAGGCCTATCTCGACGCGTATGCCGACTATAAGACGGCTTGCAACTTCCCGACCCGTAATACTGGGTCGAGCTCCGTGTTGTTTGGTTACTCAGACAACGGTGCGTTCTACAGGGAACAGACAAGACACACTACCATGAGATGATGGTAGAAATACGAATCAAGAAACAACCAGCCCTCGTACACTTTATGTGCGAGGGCTCTTTTGTTGTATGGAGACATAATGCCAGGACAGAACTCGAATGTGGAGCTCCAAGAAATAATCGATGACGCCGCATCTCTTGGAGATGTATCACCGGCACTCGCTACTGGCGGGTTCTCGAACGCCCCGGCCATCTCCATCGCGAACGATGTCATGCAGGACATCATCAATGGCGGACCTATCGGTCAGCCGTATAACTGGAAGTGGAACCGCACCAACGTTCCTACCTTTACGACCATCTCGTACCAGCAGGACTACTTCGTGCCCGGCGTCGTAAACGTCGCGTGGCTTGAGCATGCATGGGCATCCCAGATCAACCAGACATCCATACCGAAGCAGAAGCAGCAGCTCGAAGTCAAGAAAGACCTTGACGTAACGTATGAGCAGAATTCTGACCCAGGAAAGATTTGCTGGCTCCCGAACGATCTGCTACAGACCGGCACATGGGGTGCGAACCCCCTCGGCCCTACCGCCACTCAACTTCAGGGCGACACGATCAACATCGGCCCGAATCTCGGCGGCTTGCAGAACCCCGGTCCAAACGTAATCTATACTAATCCTATCGGCATCCTGAATCAGCCTACGAACGCGACGACTTGCATCACTGACCCTAACGGGAACCTGTGGAACCTCACGACCTTCGGTACGTGCGGCAACACGCAACCGACTTGGCCAACGAACCCGGTCTATCCGACGATCCCTGCTCCCACCACCGTGGCTACCACAGTAGCAGACGGATCTTGCATATGGACCGCGATCAACCCGAAGGGCCAGGGCTTCCGCCTGAATCCCATTCCGCCTCAGAACGGTGTGGCATGGCAGATCGTAGTCGAAGCTCAGATGCGCGCTCCGCGCTTTAAGAGCACCTCTCAGACACTTGAGCCTATCCCTGATGATTATGCATGGGCATTCAAGCAAGGCTTCTTTGCCGAATGCTATCGGCGCAATCCTGATCCGAAGATTCGATCTAAATATCAACTGGAGCGTCAGCTCTTCCTCGAAGCCCTCGACAAGGCAGTACGCCAAGCCGACCGCGAGCAGGACGACTATGGATTTTATCCAGGCCAAAGTATCATGGACAACGGTTGGGGCACAGCCCAAATTTCGGCTAGTTACCCCTATGGACCCTGGTCAAGTCGTTGATAAATAAGGTATTTAATTGCTTAAAACACATTGTAAAAACGGGCATGAGCAACCTGATCCTCGGGATATTGAAAGATGATACTGACCATATGAGAAACCTCATTGGTTATTTGGAGAGATCAAATGGCAGCATCTAGTACAATAACCCTCCTTCGGACCTCGGAATGGGCAAAGAAATTTAATTTTGGTCGAACGAATGCCAACAACGACTTCCTCGAACCAGCCCTCACCTCAGCCAATACTGTGGTCCAGACGATCATGGGCGCGCCCTTTGCATGGCGGTGGAACCGTCGCATCATTGGCTTTGTTACTGTCATAGGCCAGCAGGACTACACCGTATTCAATTACACTGCCTCAACAGCCGTCACACTAGGTTGGTTCACCATAGATGATGCAGGTAACTCCCAAGTCTGTACGACAGCAGGTACCACCGGCACCGGCCCAACATGGAACCACACGCTCGCAGGCACAACTACGGACGGGTCAGTGACCTGGACAAACAGAGGTCCAGTGCTCCCGACAGCAGTAGGCTCTTACACCTTTGCATGGATGGAGACGCAGTCAGTCAACGATCCGACAAAAGGATGGGTAGAACTTGGTGCAAAGATTTCTCTCGGCCTCGATTCGACTCAGGGACGTCCGGCTTTCATCGCGGCGCAGACTGACGATGGCCTCGGTAACGTCACCTTCCGTCTGATGAGTACACCGGACAAGGCGTATCCTATTGCTATCACTATCCAGCAGAAACCCCCGATCTTCAGTAAGCTATCGCAGACTTGGGCACCAATCCCTGACGAGTATTCCCACATCTACAATTGGGGTTTCCTCGCGATGATGTGGCTGTTCGCCGATGACCCACGCTTCGCTACGGCCAATCAAAAGTTCATGGCAGGCTTACTCGGTACAGCAGAAGGTCTCACGGAGACGGAAAAGAACATCTTCCTCAACACGTGGTACTCAATTACCGGTGCGCCATCTGCCAACGGGCAGAGACAGAATCAAGGCTTCCAGGCGCGACAGACATAAGGAGTAGCATGGCACAGAACGGTCTCCCCGTCACACAGTTTACTGACGCTGAGGGGAATGAGCTGGCCAACGGCTTTCTCCTTGTCAACATCAGCACCGACAGTCAGACACCAAACGGTCAGCTTGGCGCGTACAGTAAAGTGCGCGTCCAGCTCGACGGCAGCGGCAACGTATCAGGTACGCCGTTGTTCTGGCCTAATGTCAGCTTACTACCGGCAAATACAGTTTATTTACTACGCGCCTACACGGAAGAGGGACAGCTTGTAACCGTCACTCCCATTGTAGTGACCGTTACTCCGTCCAACCCTACTGGCTTCGGCGCGGCATTCGGCGCGTCATTCTCTTCATAAGGAGCATCATGGCAATAGATTTCGGCCCAAAACTAAATCTTTTTATCAACGCTGATATCAATGAAGTCTACTATGATGCGTTCCGACCTTTCCTCATCGGCTTCGATAGTCTGGTGCAGGCCACGGTCATTAGTGCAGGCGGCAATACGGCTCCAAGTTCTCCAGCGAACGGAGACGCATACATCGTAGGCACGAGCCCTACAGGGACGTGGGCAGGCCACGGAAGCGCATTGGCAGTATGGTCGACAGAGGTCACCACGCCCGGCACTAATACAAAGGTACCAGCATGGGTTTACTACACTCCAAACAACGGTTGGCAAGTGTGGAGCGTCGGCGCTCAGCAGCTCTTAGTCTTTACGAATACCGGGTGGCAGAACCTTCTAGTAAACGTACCACAGACCAATATAAATAATAACTGGACGGCAGCTCAAACTTTTGAAGAAGGATGGGTATCGGACTCAAATGTAAGTGTACTTGCGACAGCACCAGCCACTAACTCAGCCAATCAGAATTCTCCTATTTTTGAACTAGTTGGTAACTATTGGGACGGCAGTACATCCCAGACCGACACATGGTCGTGGCAAGTGCAGCCCGGTTCGGGAACAAATCCCACTGTAACGCTTGCTCTTGTATTTTCCGGATCAAGCGGTACTCATCTTTTACAGTTCAATTCCGATGTTTTTGCTGAAAATTTCAACGGTGTAAATGCAGACTTTAGCGGCATTGTTAATGGACTAGAGGCAAACTTTGCCGGTGAGGTTCTAGTGTATAGCACCTCGGCGGCGACTAACGTCACCAACTCTGCCGCCCCACCATTAGTATTTTCTAGCAACTATTGGAATGGGTCAGCAAGTGTCTCAGAAAGTTGGGAACTAGGTGTAGTGCTCTCTTCTGGTTCAAATCCAGTGTCTACTCTCGTGCTATCACACACCAGCGGATCAGGATCAGACTTTCAGTTCCAAGTACCTAACATTAGTGTACAGGGCAGCGTTGAAACTGGCTCACTAACTATTAGCTCTGCGACAGTCGCCACGACAGCGACAGCCGGTAGCGAAACTCTTCCTGCAAACCCACTAGGGTTCTGGGAGACAGTCATCAACGGTACGACTGTGAAGATTCCGTACTACTCGGTATAAGGAGCATCATGGCAAGCAAAGTGGTCATCGCAGGTGGGGGCTTTCAAGACGCCGAAGGAAACCCATTAGCATCTGGTTATCTCATATTTCAGCTAAGCCAAGATGCACAGGTCAACGGTACGACCGAGATCACGGCAGGCTCTAAACTAAACATACCGCTCGACGGTAGCGGTAACGTGTTAGGTACACCTAGTATTTGGCCTAACGATGTTATTGCCCCAGCGAACACGTTTTATATCGTATCTGCATATAGCGAAAACGGTCAGCTTGTATGGGGGCCGAACGCACAGCAGGTATTGAGTACGCCATCACCGTTCAGCATTGGAGCATGGGTTCCAGGCAGTGTGAACGTATCTGGCGGACTGCAAGGTCAGCTCTCCGTATCACAAGCTACGACCTACACCAGCGCAACATCCGGTTCAGCATCAGCCCTCCCCTCACCACCAGCAGGCTATGTGACCATCAGCATCAACGGCACAAACTTCAAGATGCCTTATTACAACTTGTAACGGAGATTGATACAAATGTCAGTTCAAATGTTTACCAATAATCTGAACGTAGCTCTGCGCACCTTTGACGCGGTTACGCTCAACGACACTCTTCCCGCAGCCCCAGATGGCGCGACTAACATCACATGGCAGTTCGACGTGTTCGGTAACGTATCAGGATATGTATCAGGAGGGGGCGGCAGTACTGCGTCAGGTCCGGTAGCCTCTATTCAGACGACCGATGGGGATGGTAACTTTACATCCGTACCAAACCTACTTGCCGAGCAACTACCGTCTAGTACTTATTGTAGCCTAACGTTAGGTGGTAGTAACGATAACGATCTTCGTCAGGGTTTCGTAGCGTCTCCGTCAGACCCTACTTTTTACTTCGATACACTAAGCGGTGGAGCTTATCAGTTTCGTTCTGCTGGATTTACTTACAACCAATTCAACGTCAATGGATTAGCGATACCTAACACTGACCAAGGTATTTCAATAGGTTTCGGGCAGACTTTTTCTTTGAATGCCAGTCTCGCTATCAATGCTTCTAGCGTTGTCCCTATTCTTTTGACAGCAGGAACACTGGTGGACACTCCTGTAAACGGTGCCTTCGAGTATGACGGCACGAATCTCTATTTCACTGTAGGCGGAACTCGTAAGACCGTCACGTTAGTCTAATCGTAACACTCGGAGATATACATGACGCACCCTAACGGCTTTCAGTTCCAGCCTACCAAGAACCTCAACCGCTATCTCCGTGAATACGGCGTGGTTTGTCTCAGCGACAACACGCCTGCCCCACCAGAGGGTATGGCGAATATCAACTGGCAGACTGATAGCGATGGTAATATATCGGCATACGTCGAGCCGGGGGGCGGAGGTGGTGTAGTCCCCAGTGCTACCACAATTCTTCCAGCTTACACTGAGAATGGATTAGAAGTACAAGGTACAGGCGCTAGTCTAAGCAACTTAAATCAAAGTAACCAATGGGATATGTCTTGGCCTGGTACTTTGAGTTTAGGATCACAGAACCCAATACCCGTCTTGCTCCCATCCACTACTGACTACAATAGCATATCTAATTATGGGTACTTTTCTAACTACGTAGGATTAGACACTAACTTCACAATTGAAGGGTCAGGCTTCTCTCTAGGCAACGCCGGTCTATGGACTGTAGGTCATGGGATGTCCTCTGTGCTCAATACCGGAGTACGTGGTATTCATCAAAATACTTCCTTCATTATCAACAAACATTCAGCCGGAGACACGGCAGGTATCTACGGCTACGTCTTCACTGATGGCGGAGTGTCTGCTCAGTCTGACGAGGGTGTCACTGGTCTGCAATGTGAACAGAGCGAAAATGTAGGATATTATCACGGAACAGTAGTATCTTCCAGCGGAGTTAACGACCGTTCGCCCGTTTGGAGTTCTGCAACCTCTGGTAACAACTGGACAACTGACGGTGCTTTTATGCTGAATATCAGCAGACCTATAGTGTCTAGTAGAGTTACAGTACCTACTCCAAGCTCAGGCACAACTTTTGTACAGTTAGACTTGAATGGTACGGAGACTGACACATATCTGTACTCGTTCGGCTGCACAGCAAGTAGCATCCCTATTTCAACTGCTATAGGTTACGGGATAATTCCTAATTGGGACTCTTCTGTAACATATACCGACCGAGAGGTTGTACTCTACACGGATGGAAACTACTACCAGTCTACTGTTGCTGGAAACCTAAATCAAAATCCTGCAACATCAGGGTCATGGCAGAATCAAGGAACAAGCTTTGAGCAGATACCTAATCAAAGTTGCACTGCTGACTCCCCCGTATCGTGTACTTTTACGATACAACTTGTCACCTTCAACGACAGCACTAATGGTTTCAGTGTAGGAGATCATATATCTGTTGCAGGCACGAGCTATCCAGAACAGTCCGTCATCACAGCGGTAACTACTACAGGTACGACGCAGCGTGTGACTTGCTTACTGCGCAACCCTAACTCTCAAGTAATTATATTCAAGGGTGGAGTAGCTGGCGGATATATTAGCTCTGCGGCTAACCTAGCTTTCTCTGGAATGCGTTCTAGCTACTATGCCTTCGGGTCTCTCGACGGTACTAATCTAATATACGGACTTAATGTAGGTGGAGGAACAACTAACTTACTACCGCAGGCAGGTAGTGAACAATGGACATCTGACGGAACAGCAAACTCAGAGTTTACAATATACCCCGGCGCAGAGATCGTATCCAATCCAGACTATAACAATCCAGCAGGCCATATCGAACAGAATAACGTACCATGGACTGCGGGAGACGTAGTAGAAAATCCCCATTACCCTGTTTACGGCGGTACGGGAATGTGGATTATCAAATCACAAATAACCCCTGCTAATCCTCGTCACGGTAGTTCAGGGTTTCTATTGGATATTGGTGGGACAGGGTGGGGTGGTGGCAACACTAATCACATTCAGGCCAATAACTATAACCCGGTAACTTATTATGGTGGTGGAGGAAATGCAAACAATACACTGGTAGCGCCGGGAGCATTGACGTTCACAGGCCCCTACAGCACTGGTTTGTTCTTCGGCAACGCTCCGCAGTCCGGTACTGATGCGCAATACCCACTAATAAAAGTGGGTAGTCCTTTTGATGGTGTAACTCAAGCCGACGTATTCGTTATTCAGTTTAACTATAACGAAAGTGGCAACTTCATATACAGTCCGACAAACGGATGGTGGAGTTTCAGTGGCAACTTACTAGCCAATACCTTCGTCACAAACCAAACCGGAGCGCCGCTGGCCGGAGCTACCGGTTCTTTCGTCAGTGAGGATAGCAAGACTGTAACAGTTGTCGGCGGAATCATTACAAGCATCGTGTAACAAAGAAGGAGCAATATGCCGAATCTCATAGGTTTGGCCGGTGGCCAAGCTCAGAAACAAACTCGCTTTGCACCTATTTACACAGGTCGCTGGTCTAGTGGTATCTGGACGAATCGTAGTCCTCTGCGAGATGCAAACACGACGCGCTTGACGGAAAAGTTTTATGGTGCCAGCGGTGATGCTCTCATCGCTGGTTCCAACGTCGAGATCACTAATCGTCTAACGCTCGGTCGTCGCCCTGGCAACTCGGTATATGACAGCAACACATGGAACAGCGTCGACCGCTTCTATGACTTCCGCCTTTTCAATCTCACGACTGAAGAGATTTATGTCATGATCGACCAGGCCGCAGCGTTGTTCTCTTTGTTCGACGGTATACAAACGCAAATATTTACGAAGACCGCTGGCGCAGGTTCGACCTTCATGCAGTCGGTAGGAAACTCGCTTTACTTCGGCAACGGTATCGACAATAAGAAGTGGGTACAGACGCTCACTACATGGCAGGCTGGTTTCAACTGGACTAACAACAGCACGCCCACCTTCACCACGTTCTTGATTGATCCCGCAGGAAACATTCAGCAGCTAACTACCGCAGGTATTTCTGGCGGCACTGAACCAACTTGGAACGAAACCGTTCCTTCTGTAGGCAATAACTTTCAGGGAGGAACCACGACCGATGGTACTTCTGTTTGGACTAATCGCGGCAACCCTATGGAGAATTGGGGAATTGCTGCTCCTACCGGAGTCGTTACTCCGGTCGTTGGCTCGTCGCGCGTATCGTGGCAGGCTTCCACGTACTACTCGCTCCCAGGCGTCCTCATCGACTCAAACGGGAATCTCCAGCAAGTAACGACAGCAGGACTCACAGCAGGTTCAACACCGACATGGCAGACAACTGTAGGAGCTACGACGACTTCTGGCACCGCAGTATTCACGCTGATCCAGCTTGCGTCGTCAATGGTATGGCAACCAAACACCTCGTATCCGAACGGACACTTCGTAATAGGTACGGCTACCGGTACCAACTGTCTCTTTCAGCTTGCATCAGGATCATCACTCGCGTTCAACTCGAACATTGCCGCTTATATCTATCCTCAAGGATCGGTCCCAGGTGTAGTTTACCTAACGTATCCCACCAGTCTTGGCAGTGCTACAGAAAGCTATACAACGCTTTCAAGCTTGCAGATGACAGGTACCCCAACAGGAAGCGGTGCGACTCAGTCATGGAATAACCTAAACGGTGCAGGAGTTGTCACAGGAACCACGACACCCTTCCCAACAGGTGCAGACCATGACTATCAGATGGTCGTTCTCGGCAGCTTTGATATCCCAGTTGCCGGGCAATATGCCTTCACCCTCGTCAGTCACGATGCGGTACTGTGGGGCATCGGCGACGGCGCGCAGTATGTCTCTGGACCAAACATCCCTCCCTCGGGTGGCGGCACGAATCCAACGCAGACGGCAGTGCAGGGATACCCAGTATTCGGTGGTAACAACAATCGCTTCGAAGCTGGTGGTATCTCCACGAACTCATTCGTCCTGAACTTTCCGACCGCTGGCACTTACCATTACGAGATTGACTACGCTTACTGGTTCCATTCCGGCCAGCAACTTAACCTATCAGCTAACGGACAGACAATCCCATTCGGCACAGCGACTACTGGCACAGCAGAACCCGTATGGCCAGCGTTCACTACATCAAACGCTCCGAACTACGCTACAGTATCAGAGTCGGCTGGTCAATACGTTTGGAGCAACCTGGGTCCGGTAACGGACTTCACGTTCCTTCCAAACGTTAACTACACGCTTCCGAATAACGTCATCATCGACCCCAACGGCTACACGGAGGGACCATTCCGTACCGGCGCAACCGGCACGACTGCCCCTACATTCACCACGGCGTTGAATGGCCTGACGCTCGACAATCCTAATCTGATCTGGATCAATCAGGGCGCTGCAACGCAACCTCCTGCTGGAAGTTTGAGCACGTTCAACGGCGGTTGGCAATATGCAATCGCGCTCGTGAATACGCTTGACAACACAGTAAGCAACGCGACCCAGCTCTCGATAGCGACCGGAAATCATGTCGGCTTTGCTAGTGTCACGATCCCTCCGGCCTCCGGTCTGGGTAACCTCGCTGACATCGACCCACAAGCAGACTACGTGGCGATCTTTCGTACCACTGATGGAGAAGCAACACCATTCCTCATCCCCGGCACGAACACGGTCTACACGATTCCGCTGTCGACGTACATCACGAGCGGATATACTGACACGACACCTGACACCGGCCTAAATAACTTGATTGAAGCTCCTATCGGCGGAGAGAATACCCCACCGGCCAACGGCGCGATCAACCTGACCTTCCATCTCAACCGTATCTTCTACTCGATAGGAAATACGGTATACTGGACATCAGGACCGGATACACCAATCGGCAACGGCGTAAACGGTACGTCTCCGCTCGACTTCGATACCTTTCCTTCACTCGTGAAGAGAATGGTTCCGACGACCTCGGGCTTGATGGTCTTCACCGTTTCGGACGTATACTTGATCCAAGGATCAGGAACGTCTCAGAGCCCGATCCAGTCGGCGATCCCAATCATGACAGGCATTGGTCTGTTGAACTACGACGCGCTCGATATCAATGGCTCGATCATTGGCTTCTTCAGCACTGACAACGAGTTCATCATCATCGACCCAGCGGCGGGTGTCACAGATGCAGGCTTCCCGATTGGCGATCAACTCCGTCAGACTAGTGGCAACATTGGTCAGAACTGGAACCCGGCTAATGTCTACGTCACATGGCATGTCCAAGGTGAAGATAAAGCTTGGTACGTCTCAGATGGTGTCAACGGTTGGTTCCGCTTGATGGCCACTCCTTCACCGGAGTCCGGCTACACGTGGTCACCGTTCGCAACGATCCAAGGCGGATGCAAGGCAGTGACGAGTATCGAAGTGACCCCTGGAGTCCACCGACTCTTGCTTGGTCCCACCGGTACCGGCCCGATCTTGAATCGAGATTTGAACGCCTCGCAGGACAATGGGGTGAGCTATCCGGCTAACGCTGTGATCGGTTCAGCCGTCTTAGCGCAGCCCGGCCAAGTCGCGGTTGTCAGCTATATCGTCACCGACAGTGCACCGTTCGGAACGCCGCTGACACTCGGTGTACTTATGGATGAAGCCCTTCCATACTACACCGGAACGTTCGACATCTTGAAAGAGAATGTCCCTGACCCACCGACCCTGGGACGATCCCGCTCGATACCTAGCCAGCGATTCTATCTGGCAGACATCGACTCGGGTGCAGTTTGCCGTCACATGCAAATGAAGGTAATTTGGGCGACCGAGGCAGCTCAAAATGAGTTGCTTACGCTGACGGTTTTTGGTGCTTTTTATCAAGAAAATTGATATAATAAAACCCAATGATAACCCATTGCAGTCGTGGACATGAGTTCTCTCCTGAAAACACCCTACTCCGAAAGAACGGGGGTAGGGTGTGTAGGGCTTGCGCAAAGCTCAGACTTCAGAAGTGGGCAAAAGAAAACCGAGAGTTGTATAACAAACAACGCAGAGATTGGGCTCGTAGTCATAAACGTAAGCCACAAAATCCTGTATCAAAGAAAAAATCGCACCTGAAGCTGCGTTACGATCTGACTATTGAACGTCATGATGCAATGCTTACGGAGCAAGACAATAAGTGCGCGATATGCCTAGAGCCCTTTGGCGTACCGCATGTCGATCACGACCATCTTACCGGTAAGGTACGCGGCCTCCTTTGCAAAGGATGCAACTCAGCTATTGGTAACCTGAAAGATGATCCTGTGATAGTCGACCGAGCATCGGAGTACCTAAGACGTGCCAACCCTATCAGAAGCCAGTAACGTCGATCTCAGTGGATACTCTCCTATACAAGCAGGAACCGCAGCCGTACCGCAACGTTATACCCCGCCTGCATCTCAGACCAACGACATGCAGCCGGGGTACAACTCGGCGATTCGCTGTCCTCTCCCGCCAATCTTCCAAGCGACCCCAGATTCTCTCCGTCAATTTTATTCTTCATCTGTGCCACAAACGCGCTTGCTTTCTGCCGTGACTTCTGGTATAAATGGAGGTGGAGGCGGCGGTAACGCGGTCGTATCCAGCGTAATAACCCAGAGCAGCGGATCGAACCCGGCCCCGGTGCAACTCGCCGCTAAGCAGGTATCGGTCACCACAACCCCACTCGGACCCGGCGCAACCTTTACCGGTGCGTTTGCTGTGACTACTGAGAGCTTCCAGCTTCTCAGTCTGACGGCAAGCACACAAGCGCGCGTGGAGATTTACGGGACAGCGTTCTCGCAGACGGCAGACCTCAGTCGTGCGATTGACGTTCCCCCTCCGGCAGGCTCGACGCAAAACATTATCACCGACGTTGCCATGGATACCGTACCTTATGCATGGAACTTTCAGAACCGTATTGGTGCGAATGGCGACAACCCACAGAAGCCTATGGCGTACGTGACGGTCACGAACTTGTCCGGTGCGGTCGCGGCGATTACTGTGACGTTGCAGTATGTACCCTTAGAAACGAGCTAGAATAATGAATCGAGAGATCGTAGGTGGTGGTGGAGCAAGCATTTATCCTTTGACTGGCGACATTCAGTCTGTCGCAGGGAGTCCTACCGTTTCAGTCACCGGACTCGAAGGAATCCCCCTCGCTTTTTCGGGACTTGACGACGGCGACTTTTTAGTGTATGATGAAACAGTTAACAACTGGGTCAATCGCTCGGTAGTAATCAGCTCAATTGAATTGCAAACAAACGGCACAGATAACTCTTCCCAGACTCTTCTCAACTTGGCTGAAGGAACCAACATAACCCTGACTGAATCAGGTGGTACCGTCACTATCAATGCGCCGACACCAACTGGCGCGAGTACCATCATACAGTCGTGGGGTCCGCAGGGTGCGGTGACAGGTAACAGTACGTTTCAGACCATGATCACTTACACCATACCTGCAAACACTATACCACCAGGCAAGGGCATTGAATTTGATTTTAGTGCTATAGGTTTGAGCGGGACATTTACTACAAATTCGTGGCAGATTGTGTTTGACGGGAACGTGCTAGGGTGGAACGGACTCGTTGGTGCCTCTGAACAAGCTTTCGGTGGCGCTAGGATTGTCAATTTACCTGGCGTCACAAACTCACAGACCTTTGTAATTACACCTTTGCAAGTAGATACAGCAAGCGCCGTTAGCCAGATTGTAAGCGCCGTCAATACATCCACTACCTCCGATACCACTACACCCTTGGTTTTAGAACTCCAATGGAATGGGCCAAATACCATGTCCACTGAGGTGTTCCAAGCGTTTGTGAAGTTTATATAAGGAATACATGATTACTTACCGACCTTTAGAGCCGGACGATATGCCGACCCTGGCGCTTTCGCTGGCCGCAGATGAGCACCATCAAGGAACGGAACCCGAGTTCTTCACAGAGATCGGATCGGTTTGCAACGTCTACGAGGACGAGCGTGGCCCGGTCTTCTTTCTTAGGGGTTCAAAAGCCCTTCGGCTTGATATCCAATATGTTTCAAATCATGATGCCAAACGCAACATGGCGGCTATGATACAAGGATTTCCAGAGCTAGTTGAAAAAGCCAGATCATTTGGCTTCACTGAGATTGTGTGTGTCACGTCGAATGACTTCCTCAAAAAGTTTTGTGAGAAGCGTTTAGGATTTACAGCAGTGTCAGGGCATGAACTTCGTCGGATGATCGCATAAAATGAGAATATGGACAAGAATTAGCTTCAAACTCGACGGCCCTAATTTTGTTGTTGACAAAGACAACTCCCTGTGCTATGATGGTTACTATGGACCACTAGATCTTGCGTGTGGGGCGACCTCAGCACAAAATGCTGCACAGACGCAGCAGGCAGGTTTCGCCACACAGGTCAACCAGCAGGCCGGACAAGTATTCGGTGCAGACAACCAGGTCTTCAATGACCTGATGTCGACGTTCGCCCCAACAATTGAGGCCGGACCATCCCAGCAAGGCTACAGCGCGGCAGAGAAGTCCAATCTTGACTCAGCGGCCATTACCAATTCAGGCATTGCAGCACGTAACGCCAAGCAAGCTGCCGGTGAAGCAGAAGCCTCCGAAGGCGGTGGTAACAATGCGGCACTTCAGAGTGGTACTAATACTGGCATCGATCTTAGCGTGGCGAATAGCGCGGCTCAGAATACGGCCAGCCAACTCAATACGATCAACACGAACGATTACGCGCAAGGGAACGCAAACTACAATGCGGCTACGAGTGGCCTTCTAAACGCGACAAATAGTTTCAACTCCTCGACTTCAGCTAACAACGCGGAGACAAATGCCGGTACTGCTTCGGCAAATACAGCCAATCAGATCGCAACCCAGAACAACTCGTGGGTGCAAGGCGTAACAGGTGCGCTAGGCGCGGTCGGCGGTGCATTTGCATCTGGCGGACTAAGTGCCCTAACGGGTAGTGGGGGAGCTTCTAGCCCTAATGCAGGCGCGAGTAGTGCGAATACAGGCAGCAGTTCAGCCGCAATGGACTTTAGTAACGGCATCGGATAAAGGAAATCATGGCAGAAGATACTTCAAATAGCAGCGCGGCTCCTATCGGATCGGATGTTACACCAGACTCACAGGTAAACGGTGCCGACACTTCTAGCACCGGTACCACTCCGATGTCAGGCAATTCTACCGACAACGGTACGTCCACGCCCGATGCCTCTGCTACAACCCCGGATCAGGGCAACGGTCCGACGCAGCCAGCAGGTCCGTCTCAGCAAGATCAGGCCCAGCAACCTAACGGCCAGCAGCCCGGTCAACCCAACCTCAAGCAGTCTGTGGAGAATGCAAGTGGTACGGCTGGTAACCCAGCGTCTCAGCCTGTTGATCCAAAGATTCAGCAGGCTTCGCGCTTTAGCTCCTTCGCTGAAGCACTGACTGGTGGAGCTCAGTACAAGACGACCATCGACCCGAATACTGGCGTGGCGACTCGTACCAAACAGCCGGTTACAACCAAGCAGCTCGGTCTTGCGCTTGCCTTCGAAGCACTTGGCGGAGCATTGGCTGGCTTTGGTGTACAGAACGGCCCAGGTAACCTTGGGCGCGCGGCTGCGGCTGGCGGTCAGTTTGGGATGCAGCAGGCCCAGGCAGTCCAACAGAAGAATCAGCAGCAGGATCAGCAGGCCAATCAGGATTTCCAGCGTCATGCCCAGGTTCTCGAAACCAACATGAAGCTGTACAATAATGCGCAGGCAGCGGGACGCGCCGACTACAACACGAATACTAACTACGTCGGACAGTTTGCCCCACAAGTCGAGCAGTTAATGAAGGACCACCCAGAGGTCATCAAGGGTGTCGTCAACGGCAGCGACCTCGCCAAGTATCATGTCACCCAAGACAGCGCGATTCCGTATCGCGTCGTCGCACGAGTTAATCCGCCCGGCGCACCTCATGCCGGTGAGCAGACCGTGGATTCAAACGGCAAGCCACAGTGGGACATTCAGTACGCGATTGTTGATCCGAACTTCAAGTCCAGCGGCCTCTTGACCGATGCTGACAAGAAGCTTGCAGCGGACCTCGGTATGGCAGGCTTCTCCGATGGCGACGGCAAACCGACAAAGCTTCCTCAAGACCTTTTGATGAACATGTCGATGGGTCTCGGTATCAAGTCCAAGCTTGCAACGTATCAGCTCAGCCAGTCGAACCTGAATGACTTCTACGATAAGCTGAACACTCACGACGCGCATGGCGACAATGGTGACGGCACAACTGCTAGCCCTAAGTCCGTGTTCAGTCTCTTCGGACAGGATAGCGACGGCAAGCCTAACTTCGACAAGTTGGCCGACTTCATCGCCCAGCACGAAGGTAGCAAGCCAACGGATCGCAACGCACGAAACAATAACCCAGGCAACCTCGTAGCAGACAAGTCATGGACAGGTAAGATCGACAACGTAAACCTTCCTGCCGGACAGACTGGGTTCCGCGTATACGATTCGCCCGATGAGGGTCACGCCGCACTGCTTAACCAGTTGCAGCTTGACTATTCGCGCAATCCAAACATGTCGCCTGAAGACTTCTTCACGAAGTACGATAAGAACGACGCGACACAGTACGCAGCGGACGCACGTAAGGCTGCTGGAGTTACTGCTCCCATCCCCACCGAGAACCCTGTACAGGCACCGGACTTGAAGGCGGCTGTAAAGGCCGATCCCACATTGCTGGATGCTTTGCAAAAGTTCCAGCCGTTTTTGAATGCTTCGAGTGACAACTACGAAAAGGCTGTTGGTGCCCTTGGTACCAAAGACCCAACATCAGCCGGTAAGATTCTCGCTCTCTATGGTGGCACGAATCAGATTCGCAAGATGGATTTGATAACGACCCAAGAGCAGGCCCAGGCAAAGACTGCACAAAAGGTTACTCAGGATCAGCAGGAAGAGCAGATCAAGTCAGACACGGCATACAAACAAGAGGCAGCTCGAATCAAAGCGAAGACCGACGCGGATACTGCGCACCAGCAGCAGCTTATCGGCGAATCAGCCAACGAACAGCCTGATGGTAGCGGCATTCGTCAGAACTATCTCGCATCCGTGGTAAACACTCAAGGTCAAGCTCACGCCGATCTTCTCCGAGCAATCGCAGAAGGCGCGCAGAAAGTCACGACAATGGGTCTGTCACGTCAGCAGACCATCGACCTAGCAGCAGAAGTCCGCGCCGCCTTCCCGCACTACGATCAGGCGACCGCGAACAATTACTACGATACACAGAAGAGTTTACAGTCGACCAAACCACTCGACGCGGCCAATACCGCTATTCAGCACTTGGGCGATTTCTACAACACTGTGACGAAGGAAGGCTACCGTGCGACGAATCCTCTGTTGAACTCTTTCGAGAGCAACTATGGAACACCAGAGCACAAAGCGAACGTCAACCTGTACAACCAAGCCATCACGCGCTCTGCATCAGAAGTTGAAGCAGCGTACAAGAATGGTGGAGCTTCCCTGACCGACAAGGACAAGGAAGATGCGAAGGAGATGTTCGGTCATGGCAACGGTGGCTGGTTCGCAGCTACTCCGAGCAAGCAGGCGGAGATGGCAAAGACGGCTATGGACCTTCTGACAGCGAAGTACAGCTCTGTCGACGGTCGTCTCGCAAACGTGATGCCATCCTCAAAGACACCGATCCAAGACTTAATGACACCGCAAGCCCACAAGGCATACCGCGATGCTCACGATGGTCAGGACTTCGACGCAGCAGCTCAGCAGCGTGAGAATGCCAGTAAGTACGGTACATGGTACGGTCGCGGTCAGCTCGACAACATCAAACAGACTAACGGCGGACAGGCTGGTAATCAGCAGATGTCAGGTCAGACCAACGGTCAGACAGCATCAGCTCCGGCACCTAAGCTTCCAACCTTTACACAAATGAGCTCAAGCGGCGCATTCGGTTGGGACGGCAAGCAGTGGGTCGACGTGAAGACCGGACAACCCGCTCCACCAAAGCAATAAAGCAAAGGGAACATAATGGCTGATCCAAACGCAATGAACGGTGCAATTCCACCGCCGCCCGATGGCAGCAATATCGTGGCCGCAGCAAATCCTAGCACCGCTCCGAGCGCAGACACCCAGCCCGGCGATACACAGCCGGGCTCCATTCCCCCTCCTCCTGACGGTAGCAGCATCGTAGCAGCTCCACAAGCTACTCAGGCTGCGGACACTTCTACACCAGCGACGTCTCAGCCGGATAATACTTTACTCGGCAGCTCCGCACTCGGTACGGCAGCTACCTTTGTCAACCACAATCTAAACCGCCTCAATGAAGGTGCTATCAAACCTGCCGTAGAAGGCGTAGCTAGTACCCTTGGGTCGGTAGTCACGCGTCCCATCGACTACTACCACAAAGCGGTAGCGGCGGCGCAGACTGGTGACTGGGCAACGGCGGCTGAAGAAGCTTCCAAGCTCGTCAACATGGGCATGTCAGATAAAGATCACCCGCTTTACAAGGCGGCTGAGAACATCATCATGCAGCCCCTCAAGCAGATCGAGGCGCAGTACAAAGAGAACCGAGCAGCCGGTAATGGTCGAATCGCCTCTGCGACAAACATCCCGAATATCATACAGGGCGGCAAGGACGTCCTCAATAATGCCTCGAATGATATAGGCAAAGGTGACTACAAGGGTGCGGCGGCTGACGTCGTCAGTCCTGTTCTAGGATCGCACGCGGTAGGGGCCATCCCGCTCGTCGGCGGAGCCATCCAGAACATCGCTCCAACCATCGACCAAGACATTCGCAAGGGTGACTGGGGTGCAGTGAGCGGAGACGCAGAAGCCATCGCCGCCAACATCCTTCCCTTCTTGAAAGGTGGGAAGGCAGCGGAGGCAGGAGAAGCGGCGGACGTTCCAGGTGGCGGCGGTGGCGGCGCGGGAGAAGGCATTCCTCCTGCCCCAGACGAAGCAGTAGCACCTGAAGGCCCGAGCGGTCCAGGCGGCGGCGGTCCTACGGATCAGTCCAGCTTGACGCGTGCAGCTCAGACGCGCGAGGAGTTGAATCAAGTCAGTCAGAGTGCCCCGTCAGCGGAACAGACTCAAAACGCACTACAGGGTAAGGTTCAACAGGCTTTCCAGCCTCAGCTAGATGCTAACAACGCCCTGAACGAAACGGCCAATAGGAACATCGACGCTACCGCGCAGTCCCAGGTTGCCACGGCCCAGGCAGAACAGGCCCAGCATGAATTCAATCAAATCGAGGCCGAGCGCGAAGTCGATAAGGAGGCTGCTCTCAGTCCTGGCGATGAATCCATTACCGCTGCTGCTAAGAAGGTAGCCGATGACTCTAATGAAGCAACGCATGACAAGTATCAGGCAGCTTCAGACAAGATGTTGAACGAATCAAAGGGTGCCAGTGTAGACTACGAGAATGGAGCGATTCACAAGGTAGTTCAAGACAAGTTGGGCACGGTCAAAGGTGAAGGGCCATTGACCAAAGCCGTGTCAGACGACCTACCCGGCTCCGCACGAGCTAACAAAACTCTCAATAACCTCTCTAAAATTATTGGACCTGAAGAGGTGGACGCGGAGGGTGTAGTCAAAGACGCAGAAGGCAATGAGTTGACACCTGAGCAATACCAGGAACAACTTTCCGCTCACGGTATCGAAACCGACCCTGAGACAGAAATCCAAGGCACCGACATGATGGATCAACCTGCGCAGAAGACTCAAGTGACAATGGCTGATGTCATGAAGATGTATAAGAAAATTGGTGAGCGACAGAGATCGACGGGTTGGGTAACCTCTGAAGACCTAGCCGATCAAGGTATTTATCGTGATTTGAAGAAAGCCGCCATTGAGACTATAGGTCAGATTGCCGAGAAGACAGGAAATCCTGATCTTATCAATACTGCTGAACAAATGAACTCAGATTATAGAACTGAGATTCGTAAGTTCGAGAATCCAGCGGTCAAGGCTCTACGCGGAGGTAAACTCTCTGACGTTGACGCCTACCTGACAGGAAAGCAATCGTCTCCAGGTAATATCGCCGCGATGAAAGAAACACTCGGATCGCACTGGCCTGACTTTCAGACTGCCTCGCTTCGACGTTTGATCGCGGATTCTGTTAACCCAGACGGTTCGATCAACTACAAGGGAGCAGTTAGTAAGCTGGCGCGACTGAAGGCCGACGTTCGTACAGACATGTACGGCGATGGCGGTAGTTCGATTATGAATGCTTTGAATCGTGCAGCCTCATCTGCTGATCTTGCTGAAGAGGCAGGCGGTAGAGTGCAGGCAGCCCAGGATGCAGCAGCCCAGGCAAAGGCTGGTGTAGGAAAGACTGTATCAGGGCGCTCGGCGGATATCAACAAACAGATCAGCGATATCATCGGCAACGGCGATATTACTGAACTGGTAAAAGACCCGGCGCGACGCACAGGACTACAGGAAGCAGTAGGGCCTAATGGAATGGAGCAGCTTACGGATATGGCTATCCAGCAGAAGGTCGCTGAGTTTAGTAATGCGACCAACAAGCAAGGCCAGCTCGTCAAGGGCGCGTTCAACGCTGAGAAGTTCATGAACTGGTACCAAGAGTTCGCAAACCACCCAGAAGCAGCAGACGCACTCTTCAAACCTACACCAGAAGCAGCGGCCCGTTACGACAAGCTCATCCACGACACGCAGAATGTAGCGTCAGTTCAGAAGCTTGTTGAGAATGGAGTAATCCCTCTCGCACTCGGTACGGCTGGCGGATTGGTAGCAGGCCCCTGGGGTATTCTCATTGGCGGACTCCTACGTGGGGGCGATGCAGCTCAGGCTCTCAAGACAGGAAGCTCAGCAGCCGAATGGCTCGCGAACCATCCTGCAACCTGGAAGGGCGTAGAGTTGGCAGGTAAGGTAGCGGATGCAGTCAAGGCTTCTCCGAAAGGACAAGCGGCGGCGGCGAAGGCAGCGACCTTGAAGAGCACGCTCTCGAACACGATGTCCTCTCTCGGCGGAAAGCCAAAGAAGCTGACGGCGCTGACTGGTGATGGTAGTGACATCACCTCGACCGCTCCAGTTCTTCCACCTGAAGTCCAAGCAGCTACTAATGATCTACCAGTTCAGACAGTCAAAGGCGCAGCCATTAACGATCCAAACAATCGCGGCGGCGGCGTACCGATTGCGAACGTAGATCAGGGCGCAGGGAACAACACCATCGAAGTGAACAGGCCGCAGGACTATGGCGCACCTCAGCAGGGGCATGAGCTCACACACGTATGGCAGAATAACCTTCCGCCATCGGTGCAGGCAAAGATACCTGATGATGCTAGTGGTACCGCAGCATTCGACATCTCCGATGCAGATAAGCTTCGTGCTCAAGGCAAGACTTTGACTGATCTCCCTCGGGAGAAGCAAGCGACAATCGTGCAGAAGTATATCGAAGACCCTAAGAAGAACGCGAACCTCAAACCTTGGATCAACGACATGACGCGCACGGCGCTGTCCGGCACGATGCCTACGTCACCCAATGCTACACGGTTGAACACTGCGACACGCCCACCTGGACCTCCAGATGCAAGTGTGGCCGGTGCCTATCCGAAAGAAGCTGCAAAGAAAAAGAAGTAACCTACAATGCTAGGCAATTTGGACATAAATGTCTGAGTTGCCTAGTATCTTAGGCATCGAAGAGGGAAAGTAGGGTAGCCATATTTTGAGGCAAGATGACTGGCAAAAAAGCAAACTAGTCACAGTTATGTGGCAGCATGGAAATACGTTCGGTGGGCACCTCGCTTCGTGCATGATAGGATCGTGCATTGCTAATAGATTTAGATTAGGTTGGGGTACATGGTCAGAATGTATAGACAACATCCCTAAGTACTCTGCAACCTTTGAGCAGCCAGGGGGTAGTCCTGCCATTTGGGAACCTCAGTTCGTAAAACTTTTACACGAAGTAGAAGGTATATTTGATGGAACCCAAGACTACTCCAAAGGTGGTTTATATTGGGCGGACACTACAAAGATAGAGACTCCCTTCTTTAAGGAAAAGATTCTTGCGGATAAAGAAAGACATCCATCTATAGGGTCGATGAACTCTTTGATGATATTTAAATAACCAAGTAGGAGGAGTTATGTTCAAACAGATCGGCGCGGCTTTTGGCCATTTGAAAATGCCGCCGCTGAAGGAAATCCTTTCGGAGGACGGGATTGGTTCTTACAGTAGGTACTTAGGTTTCTGGACTGCTATATTTGTGTTTGGATGGGTTACATATGTTGTCATTCACAGCCACGCATTGCCGCCAGATTTAACAGGCCCAGGTACATTTCTTGTAGCAGGCCAGAGCGCGTATGCTGCCAACCAAGCTAAAAGCGCAGCCAAGGCACTCAAGCCTAATGTTCCATCAGCCATTACTGTCAATTCAACAGGCACAGCGAATGTCAGTCCATCACCAATAGGGGATACGCCAGCATGATGCTCTCACCTGAAGTCATATACGAACAGTCAAAATTCTGGCTGGCACTCCTATCATTCCTGTGGGCAATCTTCAAGGGATTCAATTGGGTCAAAGACATCCGAGAGAAAGACCTCAAAGAGATTCACGTTGGCATCACATCCTTGCGCGGCGACCTGCAAGGGCAGACCACGCAGTTAGTCGAGCAAATCAAAGAACTCCGTAACGATGTACGCTACTCGCAATACCGTCCGCAGTACGATGTGATGGAACCTGCAAGATCGCGTGCCCCCCGTAAGACACCCCGTAAACGGCAACCGGCCAAGCCCAAGTCAACAGTAGTTGAAGTAGTTGAATTGACACTTGACAAATAGCCTGTGATGGTGTAGTATTGGAGTACGGCATGAAATGCAAATCCCCAAAGGAGGGGCATGGCAGGTGAAACACTTCGAGCAAAACTAATCGCAGATGTCCAGCAGCTCGACCAGAAACACCCCGGTCTTTTGAGCCGCGAGTTCTACCGCAAGCATGGAAGCTTCAGTGAACGCGAGTGGCGCAAGACCTTCCGAAATTTCAGAGAGTTCCTTTACGTAGCCGGACTCAGAACAAAGAAGACAACGACAGATAACAAGCAGACACCATACGTCGGACCCGATGCACCTGAGCCACAAGCTTCGGAGCAGAAGGCAGTGCTCGGCGAGACAGTCGAACACGTCGGCCAGGACAAGATCAACGTAAGCTTCCCCAAGACACGTATCCATACGCTCCCCGAGCTGTTGGCGTTCTGTGAGGTTGATCACGATATCTGGGAGGTTGAACGTTGGGAATGTACCAAATGGGAGATGGCAGGCTTTCCGAAGGCTGTCGGTGAGAGTGGTAACTGGTCTCGCGAGACTACTGACCCGATCATCACCCCGCTCTACCGGTTGAAGGCTACCCTCGTCCGCAACAAGTCGAAGGAGTTTGCCAAGAACGAAATCGCAGCAATGCGTGACGCGGCGCTTTCTAATCTAAACGCTGTAAAGGTTCGCGCAGTAAAGCACCTCGGTGGACTGACAGGTAACCTGCTAGAGATTAATATCCCGGATCTTCACGCAGGCAAGTTAGCTTGGAACCGCGAGACCGGATACAAGGACTACGATACAAATATCGCTCTCGATGTCTTCCAAGACGCAGTAGATGCATTGATCGCACGTAACGCTCATATAAAGTTCGACAAGGTTCTATTCGTTGTTGGCAATGATATGCAGAACGCAGATACGCTTGAGGGCAACACGACAGGCGGCACGCGACAGGATAACGATAGCAGGTACTACAAGACCTTCGTCAAGCTACGCAATAAGGTCATCGACGTAATCAATCAGCTTCGAGAGATCGCTCCGGTCTACGTTATGTCTTGCCCAGGCAACCACGATAAGCTGAGCGCATGGCACCTAGCTGATTCTCTCAAGATGCGCTTCCACGGTTACGAAGACGTCGAAGTCAACTGCGAACCAAAGGAAAGAAAGTATTTCCAATGGGGCGAAGTGATGCTGATGTTCACACACGGCAACACCGGTAAGAAGCCGGACTACCCGCTGACAATGGCGCAAGAAGAGAAGCAGATGTGGGCAGACACTACGTTCCGCGAGTGTCACACTGGACATATCCATCAGACGATGGTACAGGAATATCATGGCGTACGAGTACGCACGTTACCGGCGCTGTGCGAACCCGATGCGTGGCATGCTGCGAATAACTACGTCGGCAACATCAAGACGGCTGAGTCGTATGCATGGAACAACATCCTGGGCCTGATAAACATGGCCTTCTATAACGCAGACTAAAAGGAAGAACAAATGGCATTAGTAGCCTTTCAACTTACAGCAACCGGTACGGCGCAGCAATTTCCCAGTAACCCGGTACTCAATTCTATTACCCTCGCTGGTAAAGCCGGTAACTCGGCTGCTATATCAGTAGGCTCAACAGCGGCAGTAACGGCCAGTACTGGTTTCCTTCTAGGGGCCGGAGTCACAGTCACGATCCCTTGTCGTTCAGGTAACACAAATGAGATTTGGATTATCGGTACTGCTAATGACGTAGTTTCTATAATCGAGGCTTGACAAATATAGTCCTATGTGGTAGAGTAGTTACATGGGACTATCTTACTCAGAAGAAAAACCTACCGTTGGACAGATCGTAAACCACGACGGTAAGACTTATAAGGTCACCAAGATGACGAGTACGGCCATTGCGGTCGAGCGTTACTTCTGGTGGGACAGGCTGTACGACCGTTTCATCAGGAGACCGGATGAGGATTCATAAGTTTTTCCCGAACGAGGAGTACAAACTAGCGTTCGCGGAGATTGAAATAGGCTCACTGATTGACATTGACGGGCAGCTCCATATCCTCGTCGGTGTCGATCCTTGGTGCGGCTATGTCGTACGGTATACGTGGTGGTACGAATTACTAGACCGCCTTGGATACTGGATAGCAGACAAGACAAACCGTGGGTATCGTGGTTTCGTAGAGAGACGTCACCTTGTCAGATAGCAAAATGGATGGAGGTCCATGCCACACCTACCAACTGAAGCGGCAGCTCGAAAGGCTATACCGCTTTACTCAGGATTGATGAAGTATTTTCCAGATGCATTAGCTGCCGTAGCATCGCTTTCGTACCAAGGTAATTTACAGCATAATCCAGGGCAACCTTTACACTGGTCACGTGATAAGTCTAGCGACCACCACGATACCCTCATGAGGCACCTACTAGAGGCCGGAACAGTGGATATCGACGGCCATCTTCACTCTACGAAAGCAGCCTGGAGGGCTCTGGCTGCTTTACAAATCGAGATTGAAAGTAATAATAATAAGAACCCAGAAGCCGCAGCAATTGGTCAAGACATAAACGACGATGATGTCCCGTTCTAAAAGGAAATCAAAATGAGACTACCGAATAAGCTGCCGCAATTCGTAAAGTTGACCGATGAGGCTAACGCCGCACTCCGTCGCAAACAGATAACAGGCAAGCGTCTGGTGAAGTTCCTCATCAGTAATGATGAGAAAGATATGCCGCTGTCTCATGAAGTCCGGCAGATGGCCGCACTGCTCTTGAATGAGCGTGGGTTCATCTTAGAAAGCCCGAAGGATAGAAACAGATTATGAATCCAGTCTATTGTAGGCAGCTAGAAGATAAGAGCGGCTATGGCGTGTTTCAGGGTATCATTCGTCACAGCAAAGCACATGGACCCGTTCTCGATGAGAAATGGGAACTATGCCTGGGCGTCGGTAAGACTGCAAGGGCAGCATGGAAGGACTATGAACAAACCAATTGACAAGAACCTGCCCAAGGCAGCAGCTTATGCACACAAGCCGGACGTGTCTGTCCTTCAGGAGTTCTTTGACGAGAAGCCCGAGGGCTCTGTAAAGATCGACGGTAAGACTGTGAAGAGCCGTTTCAATCCTATCGAAGAGCCTAGCAAGTACAACTGCCAGTGCGGAGACCCATCGTGCAGCAGCTAGTCAAGGTCAAGATGTTTGGTTCAGCTATGGAACTTGAATTGTTCCTAAATGATCTAGCTAACGACCCGAACAATAGATGGAACATGGAGTTCCTTACGGAAGTCTCTGGACACTATACGGGCACGTTTTACTATCAGGCACCCGCCGCACCCGTTGCACCGACGTACGGCCAAATGAATGCGACTACCTACCTCCCCTCACTAAACACGTGAGGGGCGTTTTCTAGTCTCAGGAGAAGAGATGCCAAGAGGTGTACCTATCGATCTGATAGGTAGGAAGTTCAGTAGACTGATCGTAATTGAAAAGGCCACTATGCCTAACGGTAAGTGTGGCCTAAGATGTCTGTGCGATTGTGGTTCCTATAAGAACGTAACATCAAGTAATCTGATCTCCGGCGATGTGAGAAGCTGCGGGTGTCTTTTTAGAGAACAACCAAACCAGTTACGTCACGGTCATGCAAGAGCCAAAGATCACAGCAGCGAGTACAATAGCTGGTGCGCGATGAAAGGCCGTTGCCTCGATCCTAAAAATCGAGCCTATCATCACTACGGTGGCAGGGGTATCACAATATGTGAAAGATGGTTAGTCTTTGATAATTTTCTAGCGGATATGGGTCAAAAACCTACTAAGCTTCATACCATCGACCGTATCGAAGTGAATGGAAACTACGAGCCGACTAATTGTAAGTGGTCCACCCGTAAAGAGCAAAGACTGAACCAAAGAAAACTCGCACGAATAGAAGACTTCACGATAGAAGAACTAGTCGCCGAGATAGAAAAGAGACGGCATGACCTCAGCAATTGAAACCTCTGTGAAGACAGATGTAACAAATACGAAGAGTTGGCTTGTACAGCATGAGCGACTTATCATCGTCGTCCTGGCAATCGTCGCGCTTGTCTTCGTCGGTAATAAGATTCTCGACAACCAAGCCACGCACGACAAGGCCGTCTCGGATGCTGCCGTTCAGCAGCTCAACGATACGAAAGCTCAGAACGCGGCGATCCTTGCCCAGGTCCAAGCTCAGGGTCAGCAGTACCAACAGCTCGTGGCTCAGCTTGGCGCGCAGAATGCCCAGCTTGCTGCAAGCATCCAGACACGCACAGTTGTCCTTCAGCAGCAGGTAAAGTCGGACGCGACCCTCCCCATGCCGGACCTCGGCAACCGCTGGGCACAACTGGCTAACATCAAACCCACAGATATCACTGCGACAACTGCCGGTATCACGGTTACACCTGTCGGGGCTTTGCAAACCACGCAGGCACTTGAACAGATACCTACCCTCCAGGCCAATGTCAGTGATTTGCAGCAAACTTCTGACAATAAGGATAAGGAGATCGCATCGGCAGACGATCTAATCACCGGACTTCATACCCAGGTGACAGGGCTTCAGACTCAACAGGTCGAAGCTGAAAAGACATGCAAGGCAGAAATCTCCACTGTGAAGGCCCAGGCGCGAAAAGGCAAGTTTAAGGCGTTCTTGTATGGCGTAGGCGTAGGCGCTGGAGTAACTGTTGTATTTGTATTACACGCTGTACTGTAAAGGAACCACATTGCAACAAATGAGTGTATTCGCTGAAACGATCATGCTCCAAAAGTATGCTCAGATAAAATTAGACGGCAACAAAGAAACATGGTACGACATAGCCCATCGAGTAGCACGAAATGTCCTCTCCGCTGTGGGAGCATCTGAAGAAACTATTCAGATTACAGCCAAAATTATCTACGAACGAAAGTTCCTTCCAGGTGGTCGGTATTTATACGCCGCAGGTAGAGACTTCCATCAGGTTCAGAATTGCCTTCTCATGCGCGTGGAAGACTCGCGCGAGGGATGGGCAGATCACCTTCAGAAGTGCGCCATGGCCCTTATGACCGGAGCAGGTATCGGTATCGAGTATAGCCTTGTCCGTGAAGAAGGCTCTATCATTAAACGCACAGGAGGCTTTGCTACCGGACCTTTGGCCCTTATGGAAATGACCAATCGTTGTGGCAACGGTATTATGCAAGGCGGATCACGCCGCTCCGCAATCTGGGCCGGACTCAAATGGTCTCACCCCGATGTACTGAAGTTCATCAAGATGAAAGATTGGTCGCCGGAAGTCAAAGCACTTAAGGCGCAAGACTTTAACTTTCCAGCTCCTATGGACGGTACGAACATATCAGTAGGTCTCGATACAGAGTTCTTTATTGCGTACAACAATACGCATCATCCAAAGCACGAGGTAGCGCAGAGGGTCTACTGGGATACCGTTAGACACATGCTAGAGACTGCCGAGCCTGGATTCTCTGTTGACTGTGGCGAGAACGAGGGCGAAGACCTACGCAACGCCTGCACAGAGATTACCAGCCGCGATGATTCTGATATTTGCAACTTGGCTTCAATTAACATGGCGCAGATTACAAGCCTAGAAGAAATGGCATATGTCACTAAATATGCAACAGAGTTCCTTCTAGCAGGGACAGTCTACAGCGATATTCCTTACGCTAAGGTGGCAGAGGTCAGGTCTCGTAACAGACGACTAGGACTTGGATTAATGGGCCTGCACGAGTGGTTACTTAAGAAAGGCCTACCGTATGGCCCTAGTGACGAACTGGCAACCTATCTAGATGTGTACGAAACATCTACTGACATTGCTAACGTCGCTGCCGATGCTCTTGGAATATCCAGACCAATTAAGACCAGAGCTATTGCCCCTACAGGAAGTATCGCTATTGTAGCAGAAACTACTGGCGGACTTGAGCCCCTATTCTGTGTTGCCTACAAGCGAAGATACCTTAAAGGTGGAGAATGGGTGTACCAGTACGTTTTGGACCCCACAGCTAAAAGGCTGATAGACGCTGGAGTTAATCCTGCCTCTATTGAGGACGCCTACACGCTGGCACAGACACCAGAGCGACGTGTGGCTTTCCAGGTGTGGCTACAAAGATGGGTAGACCACGGTATTAGCTCTACACTAAATTTACCGGCATGGGGCACAGAGTACAACAACGAGAGCCTTGTTAAAGGTTTTGGAGATATGCTTATGAAATATCTTCCCAAGCTAAGAGGATTTACTTGTTATCCAGATGGGTGCAGGTCCGGTCAACCATTCAGTGTGGTATCGTACAAGACAGCTATGAAACATAAGGACGAAATATTCATGGAGCAGATGGACATTTGCTCACTGACTGGCGGAGGAAGCTGTGGGTCTTAGACTAGAAGATGCGATCAGGTGTGAGTCCATCCCTCGAAAGACGGATGGACGCCTATAGACTGGCAACCTTACGGGACAGTCAATGGAGAATACGTGTCGCGAGCATACTATCTGGATCGCAAAGATGGATCTAAAGGTTATAGCAAAGATAACTGCGTAGTGTGCTGCTCTTGGTGCAACATATTCAGAAGGGACTTTTTAACCTACGAAGAAATGAAGGCTGCAATGTCCGCAGTCATGAAAATTAGAGCAAACAAACGCCCCTCCGACTAATAATCGAGAGGGGCTATTTTTTTGTCTATTTAGCTCTCATTGACCATCTATCCCTGGCCTACAGTCGGTAAATAATGACACTTCAGCGGAGCGTATACCGGCGTTCCATGCTAGGTGGCACGCGTACTTGAACTGCCAGAACTCTTCAGGCTTTAGTAAGCCCTTAGTATGTCCTAAAGCCGACATAAACCAAGTCTCGAAATTCATCGGCCAGTCTCCTTGTGCCAGTTGTAGTGTACTGCCGGATCACCACCTACTACCGCCCCGCAACGTGGACATAAAAGAACGGTAGTAAGTACACCATTGTACACGTCTTTGAAGGTGGATGTTTTCCATTCTCCTTTGATGTAGTTGAGCTTGAGGAAGTCGGCGAGAGGTAGTAGCTTCTTAGTCATGTCAGTATCATTTCATGATGGAACCATTTTGTCAAGTCTTTTGTAAAGGGAACTATAATGCACAAAAAGCCAGAGGTTTGAGCCCATGGCTTCCCGTTATGACTGTCACTATACCGATGCTCCATACATCTTACCGTCTCCACCAGGCCCATCGTTCTTCCGTAGATGGATCACTGTGGGATCGTGCTTGATCCTGTACTGTTCATTGCAGGCTGCTGCGTTTACGAAGACCGTTCCGTACTTGGCCGTCTCGTAGCCTGCCCCAGCGTGGATATGACCGAATACATGGATCAAAGGCTTGATCTGCTGGACGCGTTCAAGGAGAAGCTTATCCCCCACGCGCTCCACACCGCCTCCAAGCCGTCCCACCCAGTCCCGTATACCGTACGGAGGACCGTGCGTTACCAAGATGTCAGTGTCGTCAGGAATTTCGCTCCAGATCTGACGCAGCTCGTCGCCGTCCCTGGGAAGGTTGAACGCCCAGCCTCCGAACTCAGGTTGCCAAGGAGAGCCGTAAATCTTCAGCCCTTCGACGACGACCGGCATATCTCTTAAGTACGTTGCGTTGGTCAGCAGACTCTCCGCCTCGACAGGAAGATTCTGAAATAGGAAGTCATGATTTCCAGCGACGATAATCTTGTGCTTGTGTGGCAGCTCGCCTAGCCATGCGTTGAAGTCCTGCACAGACTTGACGGTGTTCTTATCAGAGCCCTCGCTGAAGTCTCCCGAGTGGATGAAGATGTCACCGTCAGGTACGATGAGCTGCCGGTGCTTCTCATGGGTGTCACTCGTCATCACTACTCGTAGGCTAGTCATTTGGTCTTCGCTTCCTTACGTTGTCTACTCGCGTACCGGCATCCAGGCCGTACTCCAAAGCCTCTTCGATTAGGATGCGTACAGATTCCTCGTTGTGCTCTTCCATCATGAGGGAGTCGGTGTCAACGTGCAGCGTTACGACGTATTGGCTCATCTATTGTCTCCCTCACTCTTGATGACACCGCGTGCCTTGCGGTCATAGAGTTTGTCTATGTTCGTCTGGGCAGCGTGCTCCAGTGTTATGCCCAGCTCTGTACACATCTGCTGTAAATACCAAAGATTATCGCCGATCTCTTTCTCGATGGCATCTTTCTGATCCTGAGAGAGAAGACTGCCGGACGTGATGCCGAGATTGCGCCAAAGTTTTTTTACCTTGCCTAAGATTTCTCCAGCTTCCTCTCCGCAGCCGATGGCTGGATATAAGAGGTTACCACCCATATCTGGATAGTCGGCAGTTGCTCCTGCTAGTTCCTGATACTCATTCAGTGTCATTTACAATCCTCGGTCTGCAATGTACTGCGCCAACGTCTCGAAGGCCTCGGTCAACGTGGACCCGCTTGCCTCGATCTCGTACTCGCCTTCGATGTGAAACTGCGTGTTCAAGATGAACTCATCCCGCCCGTCGTCATAGCGTACTGTTACGCTTCTCTCTATGGCTGGCATGTTATCCCTCGAACTCTTTGATCTCTGCGTTGCGACGATTCTGAAGACCGGCATTTACCGTTCCCTTGACGAATACCCAACGGCTAAACTGCTCTTCTGCCATAGTAAAATTACGCGCGTTGACGGCGGCAAGTAGTGACGACGTTACGAAAGCGTGAGCACCGACGTTGAAGGTGAAGTCGACCAGCGAATCGAACTGGTTCTGCGTAATCGGTACGTTGACGTACGTGTTGACGGTAGCTACTGCGTGAGCTATGTCCATGCGGAGATAGTCTACTGCTTGCTCAGCCGTAATAACCATCCCTTTGTAAACGCCCAGCGTGTGACCGTAGCCAATCGTGTAGACATACCCCTGGTCGGGGTAGGCTACGAGTCTAAGTGCCTCAGCTCGTTCTGTTAGGGATAGTCCTGTGTCGCTATAGACCATCCACGGATTTTGTGGCATAAATTATCCTTATTTAATACGTATTTAATACTTCAAAAGCTCGCGGCGGAGGTAAGGACTGCTGCGGCACCCCAGTAAATGCAGTGCCGCCAGTCTCGATAGCATCCGTACACGATTGACGCCACTACATCAGAGGCCACTAGAAATATAGGCATCCAAAGCTTAGGCGGGATCGTCATGTTCACGCAGCCACCTCTACAGGCTCCTCAGCCTTTACCTTGGTCCGAGTGACCTTGGCTTTCTTCTTGCAGTTCGAGCAGCGCCATGAGCCAAGGTGCCCTTCGCGATCCTTGAACTCTTTATCGTAGTCCACGAGGAGAGGCTTCTTCAGTGCAGCCACGCCACAGCAGACACTCGTGTAGTTGAACACCGGCTTCCCAGGTGCTACGACCTTGCGGACAGGTTTGTTGCTACGCTTTGACGCCTTCGAATTGTATTTGCTCTGAGCCACGGAGTCTTCTTTCTGGTTAGAGTTGCGTTGTAGTTTTCTCTTCTGGAGTGCAATAACAGACTCCATTGTTATATTGACGCCAGGGACAGAATTTGTCAAGTAGCCAAAAGCCCCATGACCGTTCTTTTACACCTGTACGAACAATTGTCCAGACGGGCGTCTTGTCTTTAAGAATGACGCGGTGCCTCCAGACTGCTGGTCGCCGTAGGACGCTTAAGCGGCGATAGAACTTGCGAATACGCAATTCGCCGACACCGTGGTCGTACATCATGTAAGGATCATCGCCCTTAGTCCAAGCCGTAGCTGGGGTGATAGTTGGATCATACGGCGTTTCTTCCCAATAGCCGCGCGTAAGGATCAGGCTAGTGTATCGCCACGGATGATCGTGGAGGTGAGGATCGCTATCTCCTAAATAGAACTTGTGAAGGTAAATGCGACCCTTCCCTTTGTTCTTACCGAAGTCCTTGTCGCGCGGGTAGATAAGGAACCGGCGCAGATAGATCACGCCCGGCTCATCGTCGCGCTCGATGTCGACGTAAGGGAATAGCTCAGTCATCGTGAACTCAAAGATACCGAGGCCATGCTCTTTGGCGAGAAGGTTCAGGGCAATGATGGCTGGAATAGCCATAAGGATAAAAAGGATAAAAATATACACTAATTCGACAATCATTTACCTGCCTCCAGTCTATCTTTGAATATAACTTTTCCGCCCTGGATAGTGATAGCTGGTCCAGGTGTGTTCATGATACCGGCTAAGACGTTGGCTGTGCGAAGATCCATGTCGGCCTTCAGGACAAATCTCTGCTCCGTATCGCGGACGAGGAAGACGATCATGTCGGATCGGGTTATTGGTTCGACTACGTATCTCATGCCTTCTTCTCCTTAGATAAGGTTTCCTTTGCCTGACGGTGAACCTGTTCGGGCGTTCCATGGAATCGGAAAGGAATGTTGCGGATCTTATAGGTGCTAAAGTTATGATAGTCCTGCCACTCACTACGCGGCGGTACTGTGGGGTAATGAATGTCATCTGGCATAAATACAGCCTACCACTATTCCGGTAGGCTGTCAAGGTTTATTTGTTGCCTTTTTGATCTATTTCAGTGCCTCTTGAACCTTCTTCCTACGTGCGGCCAGAAGCTCAGCTACCTTGAACCTGATCTTCTGTTCAAGTGCAGGGTTGTCCTTGACGGCGTCGATAGCCTTCAGGAAGCCCTGACCTATGTTCTCACCCTCGAACTTGAACCACGCGCCAGCCTGCTCGATTGCGCCGATGTCCTTTGCGAAGGTAATGAAGTCAGTACGCCGGTCGATACCCTTACCGTAGATCAGGTCCACGGTGGTCTCTTTAGCGGGTGCGCCTACTTTGTTCTTGACGATCTTGAGCCTCATACGGTGTCCGATGATTGTATCACCGACCTTGATGAGAGGACTCTTGGCCCCGTCAGTCGTCTCGCTGAGACCACGACGAACGTCGATACGTACCGATGCGTAGAACTTCAGTGCGCGACCGCCCGGCGTCGTCTCTGGGTTACCGTACATCACGCCAATCTTCTCCCTTATCTGGTTGATAAATATGACAGTTACACCGTGCAGAGAGCATTTCCCACGAAGCTTTCGCATCGCCTGGGACATCATACGGGCCTGCAAGCCCATGTGGGAGTCGCCCATATCCCCGTCTAGTTCGGCCTGCGGGACCAGGGCGGCTACGGAGTCGACTACAATGAGGGTAACAGTACCGGATTCTACCAGCGCCTCTACGGTCTCAAGGGCCTGCTCGCCGCTATCAGGTTGACTGATAACCAGCTCCTCGACGTTGACGCCCAGGGCTTCCATGTAGTTCGGGTCCAGCGCGTGCTCTGCGTCCACATAGGCGCACAGAGCTCCAGTCCGCTGCTCCTCGGCTACCGTCTCCAACGCTAAGGTAGTCTTCCCACCTGACTCAGGACCGAATAGCTCGATGATGCGACCGCGAGGGAATCCTCCGACGCCGATGGCGTCAAGGTCTAAGGTCGCAATGCCAGTCGGAATTGAGGGCATAGGCAGACCTACATGGTCTTTGAGCCGTACGATACTGTTGGTTGTTTTGAACTGCGCGTTTAGTGCCGCCGCCACCGTCTTGAGCTGCTTCAGCTTGTCGGCCTTGGATGTAGTGCTCTGAACGGCGAGCTGTGTGTTGACTATTACGTTAGTTGAAGTCGCCGATGTACTGCCCGTCGATTTCCCCGTCGAAGGGACTTGTGGTGTCTTCACTGCTGACTTCAGTGCTGCCAGTGCTTCGCTCATCTGATTGCTCCATATAGCTCATACAAGAAGACCCATCATCGTAAGTCTTTTTATCCAGTTTAGGATAAGTATCTATGATTGGATAGGACAGTAATGATCTCATTCTTTTCTGCTCTTGTTTTTTACCAACAAAGTAAAAATATCTATGCTTTGGCTGAGGTTTAACAACCTCAATGCCGTTTTCTTTAGCCCACCTTGAGGGATCATTTATACCGAAGCGATCTCTAACTGTCATAGGGTGGAGTACCTCCTCGCCAACCTTATAGAAAGAGTCATGAGCCTTTACAGCCCCGGTATACTTCCAATTAGTAGCTTGGTACACAATTCCAGCATGTCCTTGCGCGGAATCTGCATAACTTATTACAGCAGATGGCTGTTGTGTAAGCATTTGTAAACTATGGGATATTAGGTAGCTTGCACCATTTTTTGTACCAGAATCTACTACAAGTCTAGTAAGCTCATATAACCTAAAATCTCTATTTTTAAATGCATGCTTCTGTATGGGAGCAGAAGGTTGTCCATAACAGACTACACCTATTAAATTAGGCGCGTATAGTCCAAAGCCTTCCCAGAAAATTCCCAACCTATGTGAGTAATGTTTAGCACTCACGATCTTGTTGGCAGTTTTTTTGTCTATGCGCCTAACACTATAGTCCATTTAGTTACCTCTTTGTACTGCCTGCTGCTCACTCAGGGCCTTCCACTGTGCAATTGCACCCATGTATTTTAGGAAGTTAGTAGTGAATGTTCTTCCTCTCAACTGGACTAATGCAGCCTCGCCGTGGTTTACGTACACTTCGTCGGCAGTCCTCGTTAATTCGCCATACGTCGTGAAGTAGGTGAACCAGCAAACTTGACAGCCACGGTGCCTTGGTTCTTTTCCAGGTACGAACTTATGTCCACAGCTAGATTGAACGTATTTCAGCGTACCGTTAGCTGAACTGTCATAGACCTTGATAAGCCGGGTCTTCAGATTTATCCCAGCATCCTCGTCTATAAGACCGAAACCCTCTACGATCTCTTGTGCAGTAATAGGCGGAGACGGCGCGTCCGACAGGAAGGTAACCGTCTCACCAAACCGGGCCGTATCATTTACGTTTATTTCCACGTCGTTCCTCTCTCTCGATCAAAAGCTTCTCTGATGCTGTTAGGGCTACTTCGCCAATGCCGAACTTCTGGTTCAGGATGTTGCGCTGGTCGATGGTTGCGTTCTCAGGGAGTTCCTGCTTGAGCTGATCTACTACGGCTGGCCTGCTGTTATCGCTGAGTTGCGTAATTGGCATCTTCTTTAGTCCTCTTGATCTTGTTAGCTCTGTTGGTTGTGCCTACCGATTGACGGGTGACACGAAAATACAATGTAACAGGACTGATCTTGCGGTCACGCAAAACCTGACCCACTCTTTGCTCGATGTCGATGCGCTCTTGTTGTGTGAATGCCTCGCCCTCTTCCCAGATGTACGTCTGAAGGAACTTAGTCTTCTCGTCTTCGGTAAGCGCGTCTTCTACTGCACGCTCGACATCACAGAAGAAGTCAAGTGGTGAAGGACGTAACACATTAGGAGTAGCGTGACCACTATCGAAGTCGTTGTTGGCAACTCTAATCGAGCTACGCTGTTTATATCTTGCGTACTGGCCATCGATAGGCTCTGGAAACGCGTATGGGTCTCCAATTACATCATCGAAAGCTGCCTTGTTTTCTGCGAACCGATCTGCTCGGCGCACCCTACTTACGTTTGAGTCCACTCTTACCTTTCGTTACTTTCGTTATCTTCATTCCAGCCAAGATCTTAGCCCTAACCTTCGTACCAATACGCCCTATGGCTGTAAATATCCTTTTCCCTAAAGCAATAGCTGCCGGAGGGTTCTGAACGTATTGGGCTGCGTTTATAACTAAAACATCGTTATCTCGAAACTTGCCAAGAGCACGATTGCAAGTAAAACAAAGCAGGCCCCTTAACTCACCTGTAAGATGATTGTGGTCTACTGCGAAGTCATTTTTGAAGTCTGATCTTGGACGTTTACATATACCACAGCAACCATCTTGGGACTTGAATATTAGCCGGTAGTCTGCGAGTGTAATGTGAAACTCTCGTTGTAGACGAAGATCTTTGGCTCGTTCCTTCGGTGTCAACTTACTTAGTTTGATGGACAAGTTGTGTTTCCTTCGAGGAAGCAACCCATGTCAATAAGCTTCAAGTTCCCGTCTTTGTCTTCCGCCCAATTGCCAGCATTATGCAAGTCAGAGTCTTCGACACCATGGTAGCGGTTAACAAGATATTCGAGTTTCCTGATAGTATCTGAATGCCTCTTGTGACCGACTCGCTTGTATTTCGGCATAACGATTGTACCGTACGTGTGATTGAAGTACAGAATCTCTGGCATAAGGGGCTTGAACATCTGCCATCTCTTTGCCTTTGACTTCATGACCTTTCTGATAGCGTCGACCTCAAGCCAGCTATGCTCGATACTGTATTCGATACGTTCTATGGACTGACCCTCACACCTCGGTAATTTGATGATCAGGTCCGTACCGATGATCTGGTACGCGTCTCTGTACGCGCCCCCGCCGACAGGCCGTAGGCTGAATCCACATTGCACCATCAGTTGCCTCTCCGTCTTTGGGTGATGATAGCGTATTGCTTCGAGGGCGCTTTCACGACGAGTCATTAGATGCCGATCTCCTCAGTCTCTTTCGGTTCCTCAGCTATCGTCTCAGATGCAGTTGCGTCGACGGAAGCTGGTGCGGTTTTCTCTACGGCCTTTTTGAGACCGGCGAGGTTCTGGTTTTGTATCTGTGCAGCGTGGCCGACGTTGTGGTTGGCCATTGCCTGAATGACTTTCTTCTGATGCTCCGACATCTCACTTACGGTCGAGGTAGCTCCGTTCATGTGGAGTTCACACCGGCCACCAGAGCTATAGCGGCTCAGGCCTACGGTCAGAAGCATACGATCAGAGAACGTCGCCTCTTCTTCCATCGGCGCGCCGCTGTCGAACTGCATGACGTCGGCGGTATTGTTGTTCGCGATACGTGGGCGGTGCAGCGTCAACATGCAATCGCAGTCCTTCGCGATCTGTGACGAGCCGTCTACGTTATCGGTTGACACCATCCCACCGCCCTGGATACGGTTCGGCTGGAGGATGCGAATAATCTGGACACCGTAATCTTTCGCGATCTGCGAAATAACCTTGCTGATCTCCGATAGGTGCTCGGTACGGTTACGGCCTTGGCCTCGCGGCGTCGTATCGGCCAGTCGTTGAATGTTGTCGATGGCAATCCACTTTACTCCATAGCGTCGGATACAGGCACGCATCAGGTTATAGATGTCTTCGCAGTTCTTGTACTGAGGATAGCAGAAGTAGAAGTCTCCTTCACGATCCTGTACTTCCTTTTGAAGCTTCGGCACTGCCTCTTTGAACTTCGCGAGGAGAGCATGGGACTCAGCTTCGTCCTTTGGTAGGTTGTCTTCGATACCTGCCTTGTGCGAGACCCACTTACGGGCCATGCGCGCTCTGGTCATTTCGAGACAGATGAACACACCGTCTTCACCGTATGTGGAGCACATGTGCTCCATCAGGTTCATCGCATAGGTAGTCTTTCCAACCTTCTCAGGTGCGAGGATGTCAATGACATCACCCTCGTCAAATCCCACGAGCTTATTCTGGCTAGGCCAAGCGGACTTATACTTCGGTTCCAGGCCGCTCTTCCCTTCGAGCTCGTCCATAAACTCAGAAAGCGAATCCTTGGAACTCGCAACGCCATCAACGTCAAAGAGAACAGCTTCCTCTTTGAGCTTCGCGAACGATTCTGCTGTACCGCCGCCGAACGTGAAGTATTCATTCAAGTCCTTCCCGAGGCGTTCAGTGCCATCGTCTTTAGGTACCATGAAGTCTGGTAGAGTAATCTTCCAGCACTTCTCAATGCCGATCTTCGCTGCGAGAGTCTGCGCTGCTTTCTGGCCCACTTTGTCTTTGTCATAGCAAATGTATATCTTTTCCAGTTCGAGTTTATCGAGTACGTCGATCCACTCGGCCTTCTTAAAGTTAGCGCCTGGTACACCACAGATGTCTATGACAGCGTGATCCATTGCTGAGATACAGTTGGCCTCACCTTCGACCATCACGATCTCTTTGAGGCCTTCCTTGTTCAGAGCCTCCTGATTGTACAGCGGCACCGTCCAGCCCATCGGAGAGCTAAACGCCTTCGGTACCTTACCAGGATTGTCCATGTCAGGGCAAGTCCGGTAATGTACGAAGACACTGTTGGAATTAACCAAGTACGGGTAGATGATAGCCGGAACCTTACCGGTTTCACGGAAGTACCGTTCTGGTGTGTATCCTAGTTTCTGCTGCTCGATGATGGCGCGCGAGAAGCCGCGACCGTTCATCAGGTAGTCCATTGCGTTTGCGTTTTCGAGGAGGGCTTGATGAGCCTCTTCTAGATCAGGTAGTTCTTCTGTCTTGCGTCCTGTGTCGCCTGAGTCCTTGCGCGATTCGACTTCAGGGATAGTCACTCCTAAATGCTGCTTCAGGCTGGTTAGATTGCCCTGCTTACCACACTTCATGCAGGCGCACAAACCGTCCCTGTTTGCCTGCGAGTCATCTGCACCATGCAGAGACATCCTAAAATGGTACCCATCTTTGTCGCAGTAAGGGCAAGTCTCAATCTCATATTGTGGAGGACCGGCTGATCTCCAATTCCAGCCCCGAGAGGTAATAAACTGCATCGCCTTGCTTGTTACTAGTTCACTTGGTACAGTCATTTGCTAATTCAAATATACAGTAAAAAGGGCCGTTTGTCAAGCCTAAATTTCATCATCTCTGAAGAGTCTTTGTTGCTGCTCTTTAGTAGACGCCATTGCATCTAATCTCTGTAAAAACATTTCCATCGGATCGGGGGCCATATTCGCAGCACGCTCGTCATCATCATGTCGTAAAGTAAGCTTTACTTCTATGCTGGCGAACTTGGCCATGAGGTCGCAGATCTGACCCGCCGATGGAGGCGCTTCCTGGTCTTCTTTTGAACGGCCTTGGTTCCAATCAGAGAAAACCTTTGAAGCACGGATCAGTCTTGAATAGTAAGAGGTATCTCGCGTAGGAGATTCTATCTTACCCTCTTGCACTTCCTCTTGGTACTGCTGACCGATAGACTTTGGAAAAAAGGCTTTCATCTTGGCATACCAATCGCCGGAGAACGTAGCCTCATTGGTGGTAACCGTGGCGTCACCCATCTTTAGTTCGACTTCGGTGCACGCACTGTCTACGTCTAACTTCGCCAACTTCAACCTTGCCCACTCAGGTAGTTTTGGACCTTTGCTTCCCGAGAATGGTAGCGGAGACGTGTGAGTTAGTTTGTCGCTTTTCTTGGAAAACTTATTCTGTCCCATTTATATCTGCACCATCACTATGTACCGTGATCGTCCCTTAGCTGCGAGAATGGCTGACAGGCAAGACTTCTTAGAGAAGCTTACACCGAACGTAGGCGAGTAGTAAAACCAACCCACCTCCGGTACCTCAGAGCAGACGTTATCATCCGGTGTCAGCGGTAGGATCGGATCAGGCGTTGGCGTGCTGACTTGAGCTGCCATCGGGATAGCAAGAAGGAGCGGGAGTAGGATTCGACTTCGCATGTTTGCCATGATAGTAGTTCCACACCTCAGTGTCAAGTTGTCTTACGGTTTTATTTTGGTTAACTGCAATGATTTTGAATGCCATTTCTAGTCGATTGTATAGCGTACCTGAAGGAGGGGTAGATGTAGGTACTTTATAGACGCCTTGGGCGCGGAGGAACTTCAGGATATGCGTGTCGAGCGGAACGCAATCGGCCTTGGGGTTCGTGTAGAGAACGATTAACGAGGCGGTCTTAGGGCCGATGCCGTCGATTTGCTGGAGACCCTGGAGCGTAATCGGTATGCCCGGCAACGTGACTTGCTTATAGGCCTTTTCGATCCTGGTGTACTGGCCGAACTTGAACTCCTTCAGTCTGTCCGACAACTGCTTCGTTGTGATGAGGTAGTTGATCTTGGCGAAGGGACCTGAGAACGCCCAGCCCTCGGGCTTGATCGAGTCGAGCAGTGCATTCAGTTTCGTCTCTGTGCCCTTCGCGCCCTTACCGGCGACGGCTATCGAGAAAAGGATGAACCATTCCTTTTGTGCATGGGTCAACTTGGCTGGGATGTTGGTTGGATCGACACTTTGCTTTTTCTTGCTGCCCATTGGCCCTCGTCATATTGCAACTTTAGGTTATAAATCAATTATGTTTATTATGTTTCTTGAATAAAAAGAGGGCCATCACTGACCCTCTTTACTGCTATCACCTCGCCGTGCCTTGTAGGTTGGTAGATTTAGATCTCTACTGTGACCTTCAATGCCTTGCCGCCCTCGTTTACACGCTTGCGTCCACTATCTTTAAACGCTTTGTCTGCTGCCTCTTCAGTGGCATGGCTGTGGCCCTCGGGACGAGTGGCGTTGTAGATGTTGAAGTACACATCCTTGGTCTCGACCTTCATGAAGAAGGTGCGGTCCTGTTCCCAATCTGCTCCACTTTTGTTGGTATGGCCTCCAATGGTACGCACAACCACTGTACCATTTAAGACGCCAGCAAGTGAAAAACCATCCATGACGCCTTCGAACACCTTGATGTTAGTGACGGGTTTACCTGCTCCTGTAATTACAGGCTTACCCGCAAGTGCTGCTGCAAGATCGAAAGGTTTGCAACCTTCCGGGAGCGGCTTGGGTGTTGGTGAAGATGGATAATGTGCGGTATAGATTAAGTTTCCGTTTTCGAAATTTAATGCCACGGTGTCCTCCTTGGACGGGTTATTGGTTTATAGTACCGAGCCTGCGGGTGTCGAGTGTAGCTGGGTTGATCAGTTCCTCAGCATTGCTCCCTCGCTCACCCGAGGACGATCTTGTACAACTATACCGTTACTTGCTGTCCTTGTCAAGGAAAACATTACTGACCACTTTGAGCTGCTTGCGACCGAGGCCGCGCACACGCTCCTCCTTGACGGTCTTGAGGACGTTGCCCTCACGGATGTTCTTTGCACATGGGACTGCCGAGAGGCCGTCGACGTAAAGCAGGAGAGCCTGACTGTAAGCACCGAACGTACCTCGGTACAACTCAGGAACCCGTACTGATTCGTCAGGCACAGCAGCAAGGAAAGTATCGTAGTCATAGAACGTGTGTGTCTCAGGGTTGAAGATGTCGAAGGCCAAGAATTTGACCTCACCTTTCTTCGTTCCGTATGCCCACTTGTCGCCCTGCGTCGGCACCAGCTCACCCCACAGGACTAAGCCTGGGTTCTCCGCGCACCATGCGCCGATCCAAGGGTTCTGAACGAGAGCCTTGCGGAACTCATCCTTCGAGTCAGCATGCTTCCACTGTGTCCGTGACCCGGCGTACTGGATACCGTCGAGGTACATGTACCGCGCGTTCGATCCGTGAACCTTCTCAGTCACCACGATCTCATCGTCACCAGCGAACGTGCCCTTGTAGTTCTTGAAGGCTTCGATGTCGTACGTTGGGATAGCGATGGGCGTGTCGATAGGACCGAGGTGTGTCTGAGGGAATAGCTTGCGCATGATGCCATGCCATGCAAATCGGACCCAACCCTTCAGAGTCTTCGGACGGCGCGCCTTGCGTGCCGGTGCGGATGCGCTTGGGTCTTCGGGCTTGTCGGCGTCTGGGTCGTAATGGGTGATGCCGAGAAGGTCAGACACATCATCACCTTCGTTTACTTCTTTGGTATAAAGTGTTACACCACATTCGTGCATGTAACCACCAGGAATATACTGAAAGGTGACCCCATCGCTCATAAATCCGAAAGCATTAGAAGAGATGAAGTCACTAACTGGCAGAAGCAGGCCTTCGGAATATTGACCACGGAACTTGCGAACCGTGATGCGTCTGCGCTTGGCCGGTACCGTACCGTCGATGCCAACGTGACCTTCCCATATGAATTTAAATGGGATCGTCTGCGGCACGACCGAGTCGGGCTGAATGTAGACAGCGAGGTCACCAATAGCGAACTGTCCCTTACGCACAACAACTTGGTACCCACCGATTACGATTAGTTCGAGATCGGTTGTCTCAGGATCAGGGTGTGCGAGCACTTCAGCTACACGGACGATGTTGGCTTGATGATTAGACTTCTTAACTTCAGGAGTGGTTGTCATAGTTTCCTTATACTACAGCATAATAGGCTATCTGTCAAGCTGATTCGTTAGTTCGGAAGGCCTTTGATCGGTGCCCAGAACTGCATACCGAGCTCGGTCGGTACGAATACGCGGAATACTCGCTTCGAGTTGATGGCCGCAAGTTCTTTGGAAAGTCTTTCCTTGAAATCATCGGTCTTTTCTTCGAGGAAGCCCAGGTCTACTAGATCCATCAGATCGTTTGATTGGAAGAACATCATCTTGGCCTGCTCTTCCGTGTCCGTAGATACCGTCAGAGGCATGAGTATGACCGGCGATGGAGAGGCCACGACATCTTTCATTGTAGTGTCTTGAAACTTTGTGATGGTATACATTTACGCCTCTTCCTTCGGGACATAGCCAACTAATTCCGCTATTTTTGTGAGCAGCTTTCCATCTCGGCAATTGATTCAACCATAGTTATGCCCTTCCTGCAATCATCGAGCTAATCAACCTGCTCGCTTTTCCTTTGTCGATATCTGGTGGAAATGCGCGGCCAGGGTAGAGCTTCTTGAGCATCTTGAGTTGACCCTCGGTTGCTGGATCTTTGTGCCACGTGGCCTCGCGACTCAGCACCTTCAGGGCTTCAGATGAAGTAGACCGGATGATACCATCGGCGGCTGTAAAGGCATCCTCGATAGTCTCCCGTTCTCCTTTGTACTTCTTACCCTTGATTGTAGCACGTATTTCATACCTGTCAAACAAATTCGCTTCGATGGTCACTCGATCTGCGACCTGGGCCGGATTCTGCTTCGGCAGCATCAGGATATAGCCACCGGTCGCGCTCGGATACCATGTGAAGTCCGAGTTGTTTTCTACCACTGGTAAAAACTTGACATCGAATAGGTTAACTTCTTGGATAAAGTTGTCAATGTTTCCGAAGTCGACCAGCTTAGTGAAGTCGATATGAGGATACTTCTTGGCCTCCTCTTCGATCTTCTTTGCTGCATCGTATACGCCATGACCCTGAAGGTCTATATTAGCTGCTAGGCCCATCAAGGTTGGGAGTGTAATGAGGCTTAGCTTATTAGAGCTGTCCACAACATCAATAATTATGCAGTCCTGCTTGAATGGGTATTCTTTGGGAGGATATCCTGGGGTTAGGTGATCGTGTGCCTGACGCGCCTCTATGAGGTTGCCATAGCCCTCTTCGAGACGTGTCCCTCGGCCTACCATCTGGATGAACCTTGAGCTACTCTTGGTGGGTCGCGCGAGTATGATGCAACCTATGCGCCAATCGTCGTATCCTTCTACAAGTACAGAGCAGTTGGTTAGAATCTTAATTTTACCTGCGCGATGATCCTCTAGTTTCTGCTTCCGATCAGGATCATCACCCCAGATAGCCTCGGCTACAACACCGGCATTGCGGAACGCTTGTGCTAGATCTTTAGCATGTGCTATGTCAACAGTAAAGGCTACAGTCGATCTATTATTCCCTTTAGACTGCCACGCACGCACAATCAACTCATTTCTGATCGGAGTGTTCACCGTATCAGCTAACTCGTCTAAAGCGTAGTCTCCAGCAATAGTTTTAATGTGGTCGAGGGAAGTACCCGTATTTACGCGCACACCTCTAGGCTGTGATAGCCATCCATCTTTTATGCCGTCGCGCATGCTGTATATGTAACTGATCTTTTGGTATATCTGAGATAACCCTTTGCCATCGCCGCGTGAAGGCGTAGCAGTGACGCCAAGTAACAGGCGTGTAGGATCTTCTAGAATACCAGAAGCTTCATAAATATTTATGTACGTCTGTCCCAAGCTATGATGCGCTTCATCCGTTACTATTTTGGTTACGGTCGGCCAGTTGTATTTAGATAACCTACTAGAGTCTTTACGGCCTAAGGAAGCTACAGACGCTACAATACAGTCGGCCAATGATGGGTCAGCCCTATGCTTAGCCATCTCCTTATCAACACGTAATGTAGGATTAATGAGACGAACTTTGGAGACCATTTGGTCCACTAGCTCTTCGGTGTGCGCTAGTACTAACATCTGGCCTGGTAGTTCAGGCATGGCATCAGGGAGTTCACTTACTACGTGAGTCTTTCCTAGACCGGTGCCCATCTGGACCAATTGTCTGTGAGTTCCTTTGGCAAACTCTGCACGTATAGAACTGTGTGCATCTTTTTGGTATTGTCTTTGCTGCATTTATGCCCTTGAAAACTCACCACTGTCGCGACGGAAAATAGCCGTCATGCTGAACCACTCTCTATAAGAGAATCGGTTGGCCTTAGCGAGGTTGCAGCGAGGACAGCAGACAACAACATTGTCTTTGCTGTAGCCTAGAGAACTATCCATTCGATCTAGGTTGTAGCGACCACCTCCGTTATACTCAATCCAATTTATAGGAGCGTAACAGTAGTGACAAACTTTTTCTTTTACAAATTCTAAAAGGTCTTTGTAAGTTAGCTCCATCGTTATATTCCTACGTGAAGCTGCCTCTTTTATTCTGTTGAATGTGTGCTCAAATGGTCGCATTTTATGTACATTTACACACCCACAACTTTGAGTTGGCTTGCCCTTAGTCAAGGATGTGGTCAACACAACCACAACGTTTCCGCAATCGCACCTACACGACCACCTACTACGTCTGACTGATAAACGTTCCACAGCCACAAGCTTTCCGAAACGTTTACCTGTCAGGTCTTTTAGCTTAGCCATACGTTACTTGTCGGACGGTACGGTCTATTCTGCAACTTCGTCCCTGAAAAATCTACCTACGGATGGCACCACATCTGGTGGAGGGATGCCTTCTAATTCCTCTGAACGGTCCTTGGGTTCAAACATAAGGATCGCGTTCTTTACATCTGCTCTTACGGCCATCATGTGCAAGGCCTCACGCTTGTAGTCGGAGCCGAATATAGCTTGCCATGCTATACGCTCATGGACGGGCATCGATTTGAGTAATCGAATCGTCACGTGGGTGTTCCCACTCTTAGACTGTGTGCGGTAATAGCCTGCTACTATATTGCCTCGACCTTGACATAGCATTCTGTACACGGTCTGAAATCTATCTGGCAATGGGTCCGTGAACTTCACGTCATCTAGGTCAAGCTGTATTCTTTTTTCATCAGCAACAACGATCTCGTAGTTAGGGATATCTTTCTCTGCCAACGCCTTCGTAGCGTCGACAAGATTATCTGATCCGTATTCTACAATCGTTTTGCTCATATGGTTTACGCTACCTACTTGGCGTTGATATCCAACGGATCAGTCACGGCCTGAGGCTGCGCTGCATGGACTTGCTGTTGCTTCTGGAGCTCGGTTACGACGCGGTCATTGAAGTTGCAGACTATGCATCTAGTCTGACCGTCATTGATACGGATCACGCCATCATTCGATATCGCGATGCGTGCGGCTGGATGGAACACCGGAATGGGGTTGGTGAATGCGCTGTTGTGGCCGCACGCGTACTCCACGAATACGGGACGTACGGTTGGCAATTGAGGCAGACCTTGCTGGGTCTGCTGCTGCTGTGGAGCGTTGTTCTTGGATGCGTTTGGGTCTGCCATTCTATTAGGCTCTCCTGGTTTGCGTGCTTCAAAACTCATATTGGTTTCCAATTCTTCACTCTTGTGAATTTCACTACTAGATCGTTCGGTAGAACTTCGAGGACTTCCAGCAGCAGACGTCTCTCGTGAATCCCTTGTATGTGGCACTGGTGACAGAGCGTCAATAGATTGCTCAATTCGTCTTTGCCACCGTGACTTTTGAATATGACGTGATGAGGATGAAGTCCTGAGCGATTCTGGCAGTGTCGGCACTTCCAACCATCACGGATGTAGCACTCACGCGCCCTTCCTTTAGGCAGCGCCACGGTTTTACTCCTCGCCGTTGAGTATTCGTTTGTATTGCTCCTTGGCCGACAGGTCACACATCTTCAGAGTGGCAAGCTCAGACTCACTCAAAGGCGTAAGGTACTCGTGAACCTTGTGGGCATTAGTCTTGAGGACGTCGATAGGACTGTTGAACTTTGTCGATTTGAGGAAACGAGCCAAAGTGAACGGATGAAGATATACCCGTTGTGGTGCGTAGGAAACGCTTTGAATGACTTCAACACCCTCGATAACGATTGCCTCATCTTTACTGGTCTTCTCAGTCTGCTGGTCGATAATGAACTTCAGACGATAGGCATCCTCACGCGTAAAAGTCTTACCGAGCAAGATGACCTTGCTGATATCGTAATTATATGACATGTTGCTCCTTTAGAACTTTGCTGGCGGTTGAATTGTCAGCTTGTCGATCAACTTCTTGAAGTTGTCGGCCTCGTAGGGTGTGAACTTCATCCCGGCGATAGCCAACGTAGCAGCTTCGACTGTAGTGACCGGAGCCAGGAGAGCGTCGTCGTCGCCTATGATACGTCCTGTGTTCGGAACTACTTGCTTTGCGCGGTCGTCATAGAGAACCCACATGGAGTAGTCTTTGACACATGTTGCCTTGAGTGGCACACCGATGTGCTTCTCAGTCCAGGTTAGGATAGCTTCGTACGCGATACGCGCGTCGGCGGTCCTATTAGGCGATCCGTTCGAATAGACACGTGCCGTGAAGATGCGAACTTCCTGACCCTCGGCCAGAAACTTCTTGACGAGTTTGACCATCCGTGGTACCGGCTCACCGATGATGCCTGGCCCTTTGAAGCCGTCGTACTCGGCGAGTGTCCCGTCTAAATCTATTCCTACCCAACCATTATTTGCCATTGCGAACAAACCTTTCCGTCAAACGTTGAACTTTCTTTCCAGCGATATCGAGCTTACCTCTGGTAGCTGCCAGCTCGCGGAGGGCTGCATACTTTGAGTCCATAGTCTGGTGCCAATTTTTCGTCGCAAGCTTATAGCTCCCGTACCAGTGGTCTTTCTGGTCCTTGAGGATGTCGATGATTTTCTTAGCTTCTTTAAGGTCATCATGCGCCTCTTGAAGAACCTCTCGATATGAGTCTCCAGTTTCGCGCTTACCGCGCTGCTCGCCGATCATGAAGGCCATGAAGATCGCTACGAACGCTACTATTGAAGGGACTCCGTAGGCTGCGACCACGATCAGGGATGGGATAAGGATGCCTACCACGCCCCACAAGCCGTGTCTTACATTTTCAGGATACGTCATCTGATTCTTCCTCTTCGACTGCGTTTAGATTGTTTAGATTGTTTAGAGACGCGTAGTCGTTCTGTGGATCGTTCATGTATTCGATGGCTATGACCTCAATTGCAGAACCGTCTGTTGCGTCCTGACTGATGCCCTCATCGTCTTTGCCTACACTTCCAATATGGGCCTTTGCCAATTCTAACGCCGGACGTAATACATTGTCAAGCACTGATTTCTTAATATAGAACTGAAGCCAAACAAGCTCGTTCTCTTCAGTAAGCCCTTTAAGGGTCTTAACGTGGCCTTTAATCGTTTCCAGGCTTAGGTCTTTGTGACCCTCAACCATTCCTTGAATGAAGACGGTTATCGGCGTTTCCGCTGATGTTTCTGGGTTCTTCCAGACTTCGCCCGGTGTGAGAGATGTGATCTCTCGCAGCTTGGCGATACCTACAGGCTCGTATTCGGTACGCTTAATACCTACCTGGTCCATGATCTCGGCTATACGTACAAGATACTGTAACTTGCGTGTCTTGATAGGTAAACTCTTGCCGTACTCTTGAAACGTAGTAAAGCCCCACTTGGCGTAGTAGCCCTTTGACTTGACCTTGAACGCTAACTCTGAAATATCAAAGGCCGACTTGTTGACGTTTTCAATCAACCCTTCAAGCTGATTGCGGAGGGTTACATCCTCTCCAGCTACCGCGTCACCGTGGATAGCGACCGGGGCGTTAAGTACTACATCCATGTTGCCTCTTACGATCTACTGCGAACGAACTCAACGATCTCGGGCCAGTTGTTTTCAAACCGTACCCCTTTGTCGTCTATCATAAAAACTGCGCTGACCTTACCTTTGTCACCGGTATCGATCTCGTCGTACGGAATCCCGTTGTCATCTAAAAAGCGCACCATTGCTTTGTGGATATCCCGTTCAGTAGCGTGCTTGAACGGCGTGTCACCATAGTAGCATTCCCAATTCCACCCGCAAGACCGGCAGGACGATATGATGATCTTGTATCCCATATCACGGAAAGCTTGGAGAGCTTCTTTGGCCCCTGGCTTTACACCGTGGATAGTTGGAAATGTACTGGATACAAGCGTCTCGTCAAAATCCACTGCTATGCTTTTGGGTTCTGCTGGGTGTGTCATGGCTTCACGACCTTTGTAGGATCGAGTTGCACACAGGAGAAGTTATCTTGAGCGTTGTACTGGTGACGGAAGCAGATGAACTCCGTGTTCGTCTTGCTGTCACGGAATATCTCGGCGGTCGTGTCTTCATTCTGGAACGTGTTGTAACCCGTCAGGTATATCCGATGGTTACCGGCTTCGTCGGCCTTGACTGCTGTCAGCTTGAGTGCGGAGAAGATCACAACCGCTAGGGCTACTCCTGCTAAAATGCTCTTCATTCCTTATCCTCGTCAGTCTCATCGTCCTTCATGAAGAAGACGTCCTCTTCGTTGGCGATGCTTTCCTTGATCATCTTCCAGACAACTTTGCCCCAATCCTTTTCGTCGATCATGGCGAATGCTGCCGACGCGTACAGTACGTTCTCTTTTTTGGCCAGGAACAGTGCCGTCTCCTTACGCGTAGTGCAGCTCGTCTTTGCCTTGATGACCGTCTCGCGCACCTTGAGGCCAATCTTGCCGAAGGCCTCACTAAACCTCATGAACCATCCGCGCACGAACTGATTAAGTTCAGGGCTCTCCGTCTCCATCCACCTCTGCACGTCTTCTGCTCGACCATCAATGAGTGCCTGGAGGATGTGTTTCGGTGTCGCGTTGTGGCTGATCTTCTGAATGAGCAAGAAGCTCTCATGCTTCACCTTGACCTTCAGTGGCGGCTGACCCGTACGTGCCCATGTCAGGACATAGCCCTCTTTATTCTTGCGGTCTTCGTTCAAGACCTTTCCTACAGTCTTGTCGAAGTGTTCGACACACTGGATGTTGTTTAGCCACGCCCAGTAGCCTAAGTCTATAAGTGATAGTTCCTCGCCGGTCTCATTGTTGATGCACGCCGTCAGGATTAGCTGATTATCCATAGTCGCGTCGTAGTGGACCGGATGCGATTGAACTTCCTGGGCGATGATCTCGAACATCGGCGTGTAGCCTTTAGGCCAAGCATGTCCGAAATGAGTCAGTTCTTTACTGCCGTCAATATAGTGCTTAGCTAGCCATGCAGTCGCCCATTCAGCCTGTTCGGAGTGGAACGAGCCTTTAGTAGCGATGCCTTCATGGACTATACCGTCAGCTTCTTCATACTTCCAGTACGTGCCCATCGATCCGTCGAGCTTTTCCGTGACGGTAGGCTGCGTCTTAGGAAGGTTAGTAAGCCATGTTTCTTCACGATACGTCGTAGAAACGTTAAAGAACTTTTCCCACGGCCTAGCGATAATCCTGCCGCTGGTGCTCTCAACGATCAGGCCCCTTGTGCGCGTTGTCACAGAATCCCAAAGATCATCTTGCATTGCCTTCCGCGAGTAGCAATAGATGACGAGAGGTAGGGTTTTATGTGAGCGCATGTCTACAAGACCGGCTTCAACGTGGGACTTCAGTTTCTCGATATCTAGGTACTCGTGAATGAACAATGAATTATCCTTGTGCCTTCTGGTTATATGGTTCCGATGCCATGCCCTTCTTGGCAAAGAAGGACGCTTCTTCGAGCTTAGTTTTCACGATGGAAAAGCTGCGACCCTGTGGTACGAGGTTTTCAATCTTCGTAAGGAAGTCGTCAAACTCCTGTGCGATGCGCTTTGCTTTTGCTATTCCCAGATCATTCAACAAGTGTACTTCAAACTCTGCGTGCATGTCAAGTCCTCTTTTATAAATCAGGGAGCTTGTCTCGTGGCCCCCAGCACGCCGCATCAGCGGGACTTCAAATTGTCGGGGTTTTGGCTCACGCCGAGGTACCCCGCGCACCTCTTGTTCAGTGTCTCCCGCTGGTAGCGAACCTACGGCCTGCTGAACAAGCTTTGTTAGATTGCGATCTCTTCCGTCTCAGCCACGTACTCAGGTTCAAGTACCTTGGTGTCGCCGGTAGCGATGTCATCCACGGACTGTACGTTTGCTGCGATCTGCTTCGTCTCAACGTCGACACCTTCAGGACCGGCTGAGGTACGGGCAGCTACGAAGTTAGCGAACACTTCACCGAATTCTTCACGCTCTTCAGGAGTGATGATCGAGAAGTCCTTACCGGCCAGGACGTAAGTCGTGGTACCGTTATTATTCTTCTCAGCCTTCGTGAACAGTGTGAATGTGCAGTCGAAGTAGTCGGGCTCGATTCCAGTCTGAGACCGGTACTTCAGAAGCGTACGCGTTACGTTTTCCATGATCGTGTCGAAGGGCTTCTTGCTCTTCGAACGAACATACATCTGCAACGGCAGCTTGAAGTTTCCGTCGATCATGACGACGTGGTAGTAAGCATCGCACGGCGGAATGTCGTTCTTGCTCTTCGTCTGACGGTACTTGTCCCAAGAAGCGTTCGGACAACCGGCGCACGTAAAGCTCTGCGGCACTTTTGCCTTCGCGTCAGGCTGCTTCATATCGCGCGAGAAGCACATCAGGTTCTCAGGAGTACGATTCATCTGACCGTCGCCCTGACCGATGTAGTAAGCACGCTGCTCGACCGGTTCCAAGAGGAGCGCAACGCGCATTTCTTTAAATTGGTCTCCTGTTTCATGGATACGAAGGTTGCCTTTGATAGCGCCCTCGGCCTGAGAGTTCGGCTGAACGATGTTGACGGTACCGGGCTTGACCTTTGCGAACTTCGATCCAAAATTGACCTTGCTGCTGAACTTCTGTACTGCTTGCGCTGCTGGGGTGGTCGCGAGACCTGAACCCTGCGGCTGTCCTACAATTGCGATTTCACTCACTATGTCAGTTTCCACAAGCCGGTCGCTGCTACCCGGCGTACCTACAGCTTCCCTCCTCTATTGAGGAGTAGGAGCTAGGTGAGGGCGTCAATTGGCTATCCTACCATTGAAGGATAAGATGCTTCGGACTTACCCTTGCGGTGCCCCTAGACTGGCCCCTCACCTAATACTAGCTTACCACATCAGCTCCCAGATGTCAACTACTAAAATTACATTTCCCACCCTCTCAGTATGTTGATTCATCGCTTCAGCTCCTCTATCTCTTTCTGTGTGGCAGCTAAGGAGGCTTCAGCTAGTTCGGCACGCTCTCTATGCTCCTCGGACACTTCCTTCACTAATTCCCACGAGCTGGTTTCACTGCTTCTCCCTTGGCCTGTTGCGGTAGAGGAGTACTTACCTTGCTTTTGTATCCCGTGATGCGCTCACTGTCCCACGGATTACCTGAAACTTTAGGACTATGTTTGGGGGCTATACCCTTTACTACGGGGCATATATTGCGCCCTGATCCATCGTTTAGGGTCCATCGCTGACTGCCTTCGCTGAAGTAAATTGACGCACCACACTTATCGCAAATCTCCTTTGGCGCAGTGCTTACCACTTCAACTGGTTCACACTTGGCAGCTATTTCCGGTTCGCACTGCTCGCAGATACCTTGAGCGTTAATAGTGTGCTTGGGCGCTTCAACTGGTTCCAACGGACCTGCGCCACAAGCGACACAGAAGTTGGTCATCACGATATGTTTGCAATTCTTCCGCTCGTCACTTATTTGTGCTGGGGAGGCTGGTTTATCGCTCATCGTTGGTTCCTCAATCTCTCCATTGCCGTCTTGTGGATTCTGCATACACAACTGTGGCCCGTCGAAGGCTCCGGTTGCCAGTTATCGAGATCGCAGCAGCATTGCATCATCTTCTTGACTTCACCCACGATTTCTCTCAGGGTTAGTTTCTGTGCTGGGGAGGCTGGAACTGGTTTATTCATTGAGGACCTTTCTTTTTTGACATCTTTAGAACCTTGTCAAGCCTAAACGTACACATTCTGAACAATACCCATACATTGTTCCGTGTTCTGGACAATATACCTCATCGTGTCCGGCTGTCAAGAGCCTTTGAACTGCGCGTACTCGATGCGTGTGTACTGGACCTGTGGATGGGTACATTTGAAAACCATTAGGAGCAGTGATGACCGGAACCAGTTCATGCATCTGAGGCTTTATAAGTTCCAACAGACTTTTCAGGGTGTCTTTCTTTAAGGGCTTTACAGGCGCAGTCTTGTTCTCAATCTGAGAACTCTTGATCTCTTTTTGAGAACACCTTGCCTCATAGATCGCTTTACAGGCCTCGCAAGGTCCGCACGTAGGAGCTTTCATTCCCTTATAGGTTTTACTCTTAGGACAGGCCTTCTTCAGCGCCTCCGTACGGGCTTCCTGCTTCTTTTCCTTGGCATCCGCGCGTTCTTGGGCCTCCGCTGCCTCCTTGGCGGCTCTGGCGGCGTCCCTGACGGCTTTACGAGCGTCCCGCGCGCGGTCTTCTACGGCTTTGATCCTGGCTTTGATGGCGTCGACGTGGCGTCCGAGGGTGAGTGCGTCCTTGAAGCACTCGAAATCCTGCTCGTAGTCCTCCAAGGTCAGATGCCACGGATCGAACTCAGCGCTGTCTTTGCCTAGCCTGATTACCCAGCGGTCGGTAACACCGTGCTCTGAAAGCCAGTACTTCAGCTCGTTCATCCCTAACCGGCACATCTCCATCTCGTTGAACGCGTGCTGGTACGCGGCGGTCTGGAGGAGGTATTCGAGATATAGGTAATTCGACGTCTTCCAGTCGACGATGGTCAGTCGGTCTTTGAACTCTTTAGGGCAGCATGCTGTGTCGTCACAGGAATCGACGACAGCGAGGCCGTCCATCGTCCCGGCGTACTTGTAGGTACGGCTATAAATCTTCTGTTCAGTGGCTCGCCATCGGACGTTGTGTTTGGACATCCACTCCAAAGCTGCGAGACAAGCATTCCTGGCTCTTTCATCTTCTGGAAACTTTGCAAGTAGTTCAAGACGCCGGTTCTCGTTTCCGGCGAGGGTTGCTCTAACGAACCTCTCAATCCAGTCATGGGCCTCGTGCCCAATCCCTCCGGCAGTTTCAAGGTGCTCATCTTTGGCCTTCTTTCCTTCGAGGACGATCCTCTCGTACTTCGACCACTCCATCTGAGGGACAAACTTCTCCCCGGTAGGTAGCTCGAATGATGGGGTAGTGTCTAGCACCTTCTGAGCCATGACCTTCACAGCCCAATTCATCAGAACTTCGGACTTGTCGATGATGTGAACGCACTGGGTAACACCATCCTGAAGCTCTTCTACACCATCCTTGAGTAGGAAATATTTGTGCTTTTTGACGTCGTAACGGAGCACGACCTCGCCTTGATAAAAACTATACTCTTCCGTTACTTGGCCCCATCGCTGGATAAACTTTTCTGAAATTGGCATTAGCTCTTTAGCTCTCTGATCTCTTCGGCCAGTACTTTCAGCATACGTAATCCGTACGCATATTTGGTCTCACCGATGTACTCCGCTCTCATAGGCATAAGGCACTGGCTGTCGGTTTCAATGTATCTGGCGATGATCTCTACGACGTCGTCATGGGTATCAGCCAAAGCAATATCTACTTGAGCCTCTTCTTTGTTTGTCATCATGCCAGTTCTATCTCCGATGTCAGCACCTTGGCGCGCCGGGCGGCGGGGTTGCCTCCGATCTGTCGCACCCGCACGAACTTGTTTCTACTCTCGTATGACTCTAAATAGCCTACCCTCCAGCCATCATCATAGAACCGGACCAGCGACTCTAAAGGATAAGTAGCCTCATACTTTGGAGTCGCTGGTCCTCGCACCTTCTGTGTCCGCTTACGCGACTGTCCGATACCTGTTGTTGAAGTTTTCGATTCTACGAGGGGTGAAGCCAGAACTCTGAGCACCCGGTCGCTTGAAATGACGGGGTTTGTCGGATTGCACTGGTCTACCGGTTTCAAAGAACTTTTTGGCACTTCTGTAACCTTTCTCCCAGTTCTCTCGTTCGTTCTTGGTCTTGTACGGGTTGGCACTCTGTAGGAAACCTGCTTGGAATGATGCTGCTCCGGCGTTGTAGCGGAGGCGAGGGTGCTTCAGTTCAAACTGTGTCAAACGGGTAGTTCCTTGTGTTGTCTGTTGCTGCTCCATCTGTCGAGTCAACGATCAGTCTGGGCTTTGAAACTAAATTATTGTGACTGCCACTGGCCATCCCCTTAGAGATGCACGAGTTCGAGTCGTGAACAGCTACTAGGTCTACCGGGCGCGCCCCTCGACTTTTCGGTGCGGCGTAGTACGGTCTAGACATCCTACGCCTTGCCACAAGATACTGCTGTGTTTACTTCTTTACAATAACACGTATACCCCAGGCTGTCAAGTCTTTTTCTTTACCATCCCTTCACCGTGGAGTGTTCGATCTGGGGTCCGTACTTCTCCTGCACGTAGTCGAGTTCCCACTTCTGGAGGATCATCCGTAGGTCACGCCTACTATCAGTTGTGCATGTCATATCCGACACCACCATATCATGTGTGGTTAGTACATCTGTCAGTCGATGCTGATAAAACCGGATCGCACGCTTATTGCCTTGGTTCAGGTCCAGTTCTTTACGCGTGACGTCGAGCATCTGACCTTTGATGCGACCCATGAAGACCGGACAAGATTCGACGTACTCGGTAGGCCGGGCGGCATGGAAGGTAGTCTGCGCCGAGCACTGAGAGGCTAGGAAGAGAAGAGCTAGGACGATGATTGCTGTCATCACGATCATCAAGGCCGGACTGTGGGTTGGTACTTTACGCTTCGTCATCACGAAATAGCCTCCCAGCTGTAGCTTCGACATCTGGTCCGTCTGGGTCCACCTTAGCAAGAATCCTTGATAAAAGCAAGTTAGTTCCGATTGTCTCACGTAGTTGCAAGAGACCTAACCAATGAGCACGATCCTCGCTGCCATGCGATACTTTTACCTTTTCGGATGCGGCATCAAGAAGCTTCTGGCAATCCTCGCATCTCTTTTTGTAGAATACAATGCGCTTACTAGTCAGCATAACCTGTTTCCCGTCTGCATCAAATCTCATCAGAATCCTCCTGACGAAAGTGGCGCACTGTGCCGCGCGGAGGGGAGGGAGGACGTGAGGCTAATACTTTCTCTGCAATTATGGCCCTCGTCTCCGCTGAGAGCTGCCGCGTCTCTAGCTCCTTGTTCATAGCTTCTTTGTAACGTTCCAGCGTACGGATACGCTTGTCGATGTAGATCAGAGCGTTGCTCAGATGAGGCACTGACATCTGTATGAGGCGCACAGGCTTCTTGTTTTGATCCACCCATATCGTCGGAAGCTCTGGCTCCTTCAGCTTCGCTTTGCGTGCCTTCTTGCCCTTCGGGTTCTTCATATAGCGATTCCTTGAACTCTTGGTATCTCGTATTTAGCTCAGCCTGCGTATCAGCCTGATTCCGTTTGTGGTACTTCCAGCTTACAACTATGAGATACATCAGTACCGTGCCGACCACTGCGTATATCGAGAAGATCATAGGTACTCGAACGCTTTCTCCGTTGCCTTTGTGTCGTCAACATTGACGTAGTAGCCGGTCGAGGCGATGTTCTTGTGACCGAGGTACGTACGCGTGAACTCGATGCCGCCCTGGATCATGGCCATGCCGGTAGAGTGCTTAAGTGCGTGAGGGTGGGCGAGATGCTGAGGGATACCGGCCTTGGCGCAAGCCTTCCGTATCTGATAGCCGAGGTCAAACCGCGTCCAGCCTGGGAAGAGCCGGTCCTTTGCTTTGAGCGTCTTGGACAATGCCACGAGATCGGTGAACTCATCGAAGTCTGGGTCCGAGGATGACTTGAAACGCTGGACGGTCTTGTTGGAGCCTTTGAGACGCTGAATGGACAGGAACCCATCGCGGATGTTTGCTCCTGTCAGGTTGACGACTTCTGAACATCTCAAACCGTGATTATACGCAACTTTCACCATCAGCTTCGCCTGTACATCGGCAGTAGCTTGGATCAGAGCCTTGAGCTGTGTTTTACTGAGATGCTTCATAAATCCTCCGTGAAACAACAATATCGAAAGACCAGCTTTATGTCAAGGGCTTTGTGTTGCCATTTTTCCACAGGTAGAGACGATAAAAAAAACCCTGCCAGTTTTTCATTCCCTGGCAGGGTGCGCTTCTGGTTGAGGTTACAGAGCCTCTTCAAGCTCCTTACGAGTCTTCGCAATTACGTCTTCAATTTCTGCGAAGGTGGAAGGTACCGGTACACCAAGGGCATTTGCAGCTTCGAGGAACTTTCCGCCCTCAGAGCCATCACCAGCGGTAGCGGTCATAACCTGGGTCAATTCATTGCGGAATCTGACCATCTCTGCGTCCAAGGACTCCCGCGTCAATTCGTTGCCGGAGCGAACTGAGAACAGGAGGCGGATAATCGAACGCTTCAATGAGCCGACAAGCTCCGCCTCGTCAGATTGACCCGGCTCAGCGTCAGGTACCGTTGATCCTCCAAGCTTCGACAATAGATCAGCGATGCCAGCCGGTGCAGCAGGGGCTTCCGGAGTTCTGCCTTCGCCGCTGATGTCAGCCGCGTCCGACTCCTGACTCTCGGGTTCAGGGACCGGAAGGGTGGCGAGACCGCGCTCTGCGATGACGTTGATGAGTTCTTCCATCTCTTCGCGCGTAGGAATTTCCAGACCCTCGAAGTGAGTGCAGCCGTCGACGACCTTGCAGTCATCGGCGATGAATATATCGAGCGAGTGCAAGATGACCGCCGTGGCGCGTTCGGAGAGTTTGCGGGTTTCTGCGAGACGGTATGCGGCCTCAAGGATAATGTTACCGGAGTTCTGCTTGCCGAGGTGGTCGCGGACGATGTGGCCGATTTGGTGGAGACCGTCTGCGAGTTCGCCTGTAGGGAGTGCAGCGATGACGGATTGTGGGATGATGGTAGACTTTGACATATTGTTTTGCCCTCCTGGGGCGGTAGTGAATAGCTTGAATAGGTTGTATGATTACGAACTGGTTGTAGACTATCGTAGTGTGAATACGATGTCAAGAACTAAATGCTACTAAATGCTACTTTCTGAAATAATCTGTGCTTCGGTTTTGCGGCGTCCATCTGGTAGATGACCTACGTGCCAGCCGAAGCAGGTATTGCACTTGTAACTATTGAGCGTGCGGTGCGGCTTTTTGTCCGTACCGTTACGCTTGATACTTTCGATTGCGGCCTCAGCACTGCCATGACCGAATCGCTTTTCATACCTCTTCTTCTTCTCGCATCCACGGAACTGCTGATAGATCGCAGGCTGGATGGGAGTCGGAGCGAGGTTGTGGACCATCCGTTTGATAGCCATACACTTGCTCCTTCCCGAGTTAAAGTGCGTTTACATCTCCGTCCACTTCGAGAAACTTCGTCCACATCTTTGCGAAAACTTTGACGCGTCCTTTCTGTGTCTTGGCTTTGTTGTACATGTTCCGATACTTTGGTAACCATCCTATACCGACGCTACCGAACAGTGGCTTGTAGCTAGCAAACGTCGAGTCATCTGCGTTCGGAAGGCCGAGTATAGTAGCAGCCTCATATGCCCAGGTTACCCTGGGCGCATCACATATGTCTACTATGTCGATTTGTCGCTTACGGTCGTAGCCTTGTTTCACAAGGTCTGCAAACTTTCGCTTGCTTTGGAGATAGACGATGTGACCAGCGGCGCAGTAAGGCGTTTCACATACTGGGCTAATGTTGTCTGGGAAAGCGTTCTGATCGAGGAGTTTTGGCTCGTTGGTTACTCGCTCGATCATCGCTTCTATGATCCTGCGTGCCGGTGCTTTGAGAGTCTTCTTGGTTGCCATTGAATTTGCCCTCCTTTGGGCATCGCTGCGGGTTGTGATGCGTTGATGTTGTGATAAGCCGATGGGACTCTAACCCACAACCTCCCGTTTATCTGTCGGGTGCTCTGCCATTGAGCTACGGCCTACCATGTCGATGTCCGCCAGATATTAGGCAGTGATAAACCTCCGCCGCAGCATGCCTGCTGCGCCCAGCGCACCGGAGCCGAGGAGTAAGATGCTGCCGGGCTCAGGTGTTGGAGCCATAGGAACCGCCGCTTCGGTAAGGAAGTCCTGAGCTGTTCCGCCGCTGCTCTGAGAGCCTGATACCGCCGTTTCCAAAGTGAACTGGTTGAAGAAAGCATTTCCCCCGATGTCGTCAAGACCAGCCAACTCGTAGTAGTGTAGCTGGTCGACTTCCGCCTGTGTCAGGCCTACCGCCGCCGTCGCGTCGTAGTCTAGGAGAGACCAAATTTCGAGCTGCGCATCCACCTGACTGATCGCGCCAAGTTGAGCTGCCGCGATGACTTCTGCCGCTGCCTTTAGATCGCCGGAACTGTCGACGGAAAGAGTAGAGCGGGTTGCGCTCCAGGTCTCGCCGACCGTGATCTCGTTGTCGATGTCGATACAGTACATGCTGACTGGAGTACCGTTTACGCCGATGCTATACGGACCCACATAATCCGCGCCGTTGGGGGTTGTCGCGCCGTTACCTACTCCCACAAGGGAGAGCTGATCGGCGTGTGCGACTGCCGGAAACATAAGGCTGGCAGCGGTGACTAGGATATAAAGTCCTGATGCGATGCGTCGGGTACTAATCATAATGCCCTCCTTGGGCGTTGTAAGAGCTACGTTGAGGTTATGCTGGAGGGTACCTTTTGCAGTACCCTCCCACGTATTTATACGGTAGACCCAGACCAAGACCCAGACCGAGACCAAGACCCAGACCGAGACC